ACTTGAAAACCGAAGCGGAAGACAACTCTATTTATAAAATAAATAGAATGAAGATATAGTCAGTGCCAATGGTAACATTGGATAAACATGTGTAGAACCGCGAATGGATGGGACATTAACGGATTCGGACAGTTGAAAGATGGACGCGGAAATATCTGCCCTGTAACTATTATTATGCCAACATTAGCAAAAATAGCAGAAGACCAATGTAATCAATTACCAGCTTATAAAGTATTAGATGATGACAATGAAGAAAAAAGAAAAGAAATCGAAAGACGTTTCTTTTTAATTCTTGACAAAAAGATTCATGAAGCTAAAGATATGTTGATTGAAAGATTTGATTGGATTTGCTCTCAACCTCCAGAATCTGCAAAATTTATGTATGAGAATGGAACTATGGAAGGATACGTTCCAGAAGAAGGTATTCGTTCCGCACTTAAACATGGGACTTTGGCTATTGGACAGATTGGTTTAGCAGAAACACTTCAAATTCTTATTGGCACTGATCATACAACAGAAAAGGGCATGGAGTTGGCAAAAAGAATTGAACAACTGTTTAAAGATAAATGTGCTGAATTTAAAGAAGAATATAAGCTCAACTTTGGTGTATATTACACTCCAGCTGAAAATCTCTGTTATACTGCAATGAAGAAATTTAAAGAAAAATATGGAGTTATCCCAAATGTTTCAGACAGAGATTTCTTTACTAATTCAATGCACGTCCCAGTATGGAAATCAATGAGTCCTTTTGAAAAAATTGATATTGAATCTCAATTAACTGGATACTCAAGTGCGGGATGTATTACCTATGTGGAACTTGAAGGTGGCATCCGCAAAAATATAGATGCATTAGAAACGATTGTAAATTATGCAATGGATCATGATATTCCTTATTTTGCAGTTAACGTACCTAATGACACTTGTCTTGAGTGTGGTTTTACTGGGGAATTTAATGAAAGTTGTCCAATATGCGGAAGTAATCATATTCAACGCTTACGTAGAGTGACTGGCTATTTAACTGGTAATTATACAACCGCATTCAATCCAGGCAAGCAAAAAGAAGTAGAAGCAAGAGTTAAACATCAATAGGAGGCAATATGAGAATAGCAGGTATTATTAAAAATGATGTTGTAAATGGAATTGGAGTTTGCACATCACTATTTACTCAAGGTTGTCCTCATCATTGTAAAGATTGTTTTAACTCTGAAACTTGGGACTTTAATGGTGGATATAAGATAAATATAAATAACTTAAAAGAAACTATTATTAAAGCTATTAGTGATAATGAAATACAACGTAATTTTTCTATACTGGGTGGAGAGCCTCTCTGCCCAGAGAATAGAAAATTAGTTAAAGAAATAATTTCCGCAGTTAGAAAGTCTTATCCAAATATTAAAATCTTTGTATGGACTGGGTATGAATTATCTGAATTACAAAAGAAAAACGATGAAGATTTAAAATATATTTTATCTAATATTAATTATCTTATTGATGGACGTTTTATTTTAAAAGAAAGGGATTTTTCTTTATGGCTTCGCGGAAGCCGCAATCAAAATGTTTATAAATTGACAGAAGATAAAAAATATGTTAAAATAGATTATAATGAAAAATAAAAAGGAATAATCAAAATATGAAAATTCTTAAACATGGAAATGCATATAAAGAAACTGAATGTCCTAATTGCAAAGCTTTATTAGCTTACACTGACAATGATGTCAAAGAGACTGACTGTTCAGAAGAAGTTCTTTTTACTTGGCATCATATTTTTAGACAGTATATTATATGTCCAGAGTGTAAAAAAGAAATTAATCTTATTTTTGAAATAGACGGAGAAAAACAGAAAATCAGCTAATCAAAGAAGGGAAATAGAATTAATGATAAAGAGATATAAAACTAAGCCTTGCGAAATTGAAGCGATTCAGTGGACGGGACAAAATTTTGAAGAGATAAGAGATTTTGTAGGAAAAACTTTAAGATATGATATGTTAACGAATACAAAATGGGATAAAAATTGGATTCCTTCTACCTTTTTTATTCATACTCTTGAAGGAAATATGGAAGCTATAATTGGAGACTATATTATTAAAGGTTTAAGAGGTGAATTTTATCCTTGTAAACCAGATGTTTTTGAAAAGAAGTATGAGGAGATTTAATAAATGAGTGAAATGTCTTTAGGTACAATTTATGATATAAATAAAAGTGTTATGTTATCTGAAGGGTCCTTAAAAAAATTTGAAATTAAAGATAAAATGAAAAAAGTTAAAAATTTTTTTAAGGATAGCACAAATAAATATTTTATGCTTTTATGTAGAGAAAAGTATGATTTTACTTTATTTAATTTTTTAAATAAAAATGACCTCTCTCTAATGAATAGTGTTACAGATTTACAAGAGTGTTTAGAAAACCGAGGGTCTATTATTTCTATTGATTTAACAGAACAAGAAGATGCTTATGAAATTTGGTTAAATATTGACAATGAAGCCTTTGTCTATTACCTCTTTCCATATGATCTTGGTGTTATAGAGGTGAAATAAATGGCTAGAAAAATTGTTGGAGTTTTAAGACCGTTTGATATGAAACAAAATTTTTATGTTTATGAAGATGGTAATAAATTAGCGGTTACTGCGCCTACATTAGATAAGATAAATGAAACTATTTTTTCTCTTGCAGAAGAATATGATATTAAACAAGTTGATTTAGTAGGTCCAAAACAATATATTCGCGGATTAACTAAAAGATTTAAAGAGGCTGAAATCGCAAAATATAATAAAAATACAATTGAAATAAATATTATTTAATATGAGCAGAAGATTAATTGATGAAACTGGAAATATTTATGGAGCCTTAAAAGTCTTAAAACCAGTACGAGAACCAGGAATGAGAAAAACTATGTGGTTATGTCAATGTTCATGTGGGGAACAAAAAATTTTTAATGGAAGCGAACTTCGCGCTGGCAAACGAACTTCTTGTGGAAAACATTGCAATAATTATAAAGATGAATCTAACAAGACTTATGGTTTTTTAAAAGTTATTAAACAAGATGAAACTCCTGCAAAAGATTTTCCAGATAGATGTATTCATTGGATTTGTGAGTGTCAATTATGTGGTTCTATTGTATCTATAAGCGGAAGAAATTTAAGAAATGGCGATGCTCAAAGTTGTGGATGTAGCAAATCAATAGGTGAACAATATATAGCAAAGTTCTTTTCTGAAAATAATGATTATTTTTATGAAAAAGAATATAAATTTAATAAACTAAAAGGGGATTCTAAACCTTTGAGATTTGATTTTGCTATATTTAATAAAAATCATGATTTAAAATGTCTAATTGAATTTAATGGAACCCAACATTATAAAGAAAATAGTTATTTTCAACATGACACTGGATTAAAAAAGAGACAAGAATATGATAAATTAAAACAAAATTTTTGTTTAGAAAATAAAATTAACCTTTATATAATTAGTAATGAAGGTAATTTCCATAATGAATTAAATGAAAGATTATTAATTATTTTACAATATATAATAAAAGATATAAAAGGAGAAAAAAGGAATGGCAAAATATCTTATCTCGACCTCAGAGACGTACAGAGTTGATACTGAAATAGAAGCAAAAAATTTAATTGAAGAAGCTAGAAAAAGTGGGGCAGGACAAATTACAAAAAGCTCATCTGAATATAAATGTCAAAAACAAAAGGGAGAAATATGTCAAGAATGGTATAGAGTAGTTATTACTCGTGTCCATGATGAAGAAAAGGATCCTATTGGGTCTACAACAGTAAGTTATAATACAAGTGGAAGCGCATTTTAAAGAGGTTAAAATAGATGGACATTAAAAAATTAGAAAATATAAATATTAAATTATTAAGTAAAAATGCAAAAGTTCCAACAAAAGGAAGTGAGTATGCGGCTGGATATGATCTTTATGCTAATACAACTGGGATTATAGTTATCGCTCCCCATTCTACTATAAAAGTTGGAACTGGAATTTCTATTGAGTTATCAGAAAATACATTTGGTGCTATATTTGCACGAAGTGGACTTGCAACTAGAAGAGGATTAAGACCTGCAAATTGTGTTGGAGTAATTGATGCAGATTATCGAGGAGAAATAATTATAGCTTTACATAATGATACTAATGAAATAATGTCAATAGAACCAAATGAAAGAATTGCACAATTAGTAGTAATGCCTTTCATTCCAGTTAATTTTACTGTCGTGGAGGAACTAAATGAAACAAAGCGCGGAGATGGTGGATTCGGAAGTACAGGAACCAATTAGAGGCCTCAGAGCTTTAATTAAACCTATTGATGATGCAATTGATTTATCAATGCAAAAACATAAAAATAAATGTAAAAAAACAAAAAAATAAGAGTGACTAATAAAGTCACTCTTATTTTTTTTGTTTAAATAAAATTTGACAAGTCTAAAATTTTATGTTATAATCTAGGTATAGGTTAAGGAGGAATATAAATGAAAATACTTGCCATAGATGCATCCACTAAAAGCAGCGGAATTGCCTATTTTAACGGGCAAAAATTAGAAGCATATGATTGTTTTACTGCATCTTCAATAGATTTAATAAAAAGAATACAAAAGATAACAAATTTGCTTAATGAATTTCTTAATGAACATGAAGTAGAAAAAATTATTTTAGAAGAAGTCAGACCAGAAAATGGTCTTCAAAATATTCAAACGCACAGAGCATTAATGTGGTTACAAGCTGCAATCGCTTTTATGGTACATGATAATTACCCAAAAGTAGAAATAGAATATGTATATCCTAGTTCATGGCGGGCGGCATGTGGTATCCATACTGGACGGGGTGTTCGTCGCGATTCACTAAAATCTGCAGATATTAAATTTGTAGAAGACACTTATGATATTAAAGTAAATGATGATATCGCAGATGCCATTGGGATTGGTCATGCTTATGTAAATAAATTAGATAATGAAATAAATTGGGAATAAAAAAATGGGGAACTTATAGTTCCCCATTATTTATACATTTTACATAAATAATCAGACATTTCACAAATACAATCATAATTATAACTATGTTGTTCAAGTATATTCATCATAGTTTCAACCTGTTTAATTTCATGAACGACATCTTCTATCATAGTGTGAATCAACTCTCTATCTTGAGCATTTCTTTTCCATTTTAATAAATGCTCTAAAACTTCAGTTTCCCAACTGGCATAGTTTTCCATTGATTTTTTCACTAGTTTAGAAATTTTTTCATGTGTAATTGTACTTTTATCTAATTCTGCATATTCTCCCCATCTATCTGGACCTTCAGATTTTAATATTGGGAGTTTTTTATAATGTTCAATATATTTATGTTTTAAATGTCCAAGATTTTCCATCTCATCTGCATATTGATATTCATGCATTTTTTTGAAACCTTTTAAATCAAGTAGACAATGCAAATCTGCTTCAAAAGCATGGAACATGACGCCTTCTAAATTTTGCTCCATTAATTTTATCCACACTTTTTCTTCTTTTGTCATACTATCTTCTTCTTCAGTAGTTTCAGTTAATACAACTTCTTCATTTATATGTTCAGTCTCTGTTGGAGGAATTGTTGTGCTTGTATCAGCCATTTTCATTTACCTCCTTAACATAATTTTACTACAGTTATATTAGCATTTGAATAAATTGCTCCAACCCCACTATTTAAAATAGTGACATTAGCATTATTATTAATCATGCAACATGATGGTAATACTTTTACTAAGGTTGTTACATGAATATTTTCTGCATCTCCAGTTGCAGAAGAATCTACACTAGCTTTAGCTCCATTAATATTTACTCCATTTTTCTGAATCTGCATAGAAATAATACCTGCAGTTCCTGCCTCAGCAACATTGGCATCTACGCTAATTAAATAAACCCCTGGTTTTACAAGAGAAATAGTTGAGCCTCCTGAAAACTGAATAGAACATCCATCTAAAAGATTAGTAGTTGTAAATGGAACAGTTGCATTAGTTAATATTGTTTGGCTCCCAGAAGAAGCGCTTAATAAGCTTTTTTGATATTGTTTATTTACACAGCTCATATAAAATGCGCGGGAATCGGTCTATGCGCCTTTAACCGAGTTCCCGCATCTCCTTTCCTTCTATTAAGAATAAATTAAATAATTAAATTACGCGCAACATCCGCCGCCATATTGATTAGCAAGTAAACCAGAAGCTAAAAGATTAGCTTCATAAGGTGAGCAAGTAATATAAGCAGGAACTGCTTTAGGTACTACTTGATTTACAATACTAGTAGTTTGAGCCTGTTGACTGATTTGGAATTGTGCAGTCATAAGATCTCTATCTTTGTCAGCAAGTCTATCTCTTAAATCTTGCATTGTATTAGCATTAATTAATGCTCTTGTTGCTTCACCGTCTTGACGAATGGCATCTACAATACTACATGTATTTTGAGCATTTTCATAACGAGTTGCATCTAAATTACGATTTGTTTCGCAGCAACACTGTTGCATATCAAATCTTGACTGGTTAATGTTTTGATTTACGCCATTAAATCCAGTGCAAAGATCTCTCTGCATACCATTAAATCCTGCATTAGTAGTTGCTTGAGCAGCATTAAATCCATTTAATAATGTTGTATTAACTGCATAGAATCCATCACAAAGTCCATTTTGAAGAGATCTTGTGTCATTCTGTAACTGTTGGAAATTCATGTCTTGACATAAATCTGCTCTTGTTAAGGCACCATTTAGATTTGCCGCAGCCGTAGCAGCTCCATTTCCACCGAATCCGAATCCATTTCCGCCCCATGCAAGTAAGAAGAATAAGAAAAATACCCAAATCCAGGTGCCTCCAGCGCCTCCGAATCCACCGTATTCATTACCTTCTCTCCCATTTGCTAATGCCATAGCATCGGCGATACTTAATCCACCATCATTCATCATTCCCATAATAATCTCCTTTTCCTAAAAAAATTCATTTTCCCTTTCCTAAAAGTTTACGTCATTAAAATTTGAATTGTTGTTGAAACATTTTCCAAGCTTCATCAAAATTAATCCCTCTCTGTTGACATAAGTTTCTTGCAATTTTTTCTAATTCATCAGGTGACTTACCTTCTGCCATTTCTTTTGCTCGACTAAAAAGAGGATTGTTTATTAATTGGCTTTTTAATAGTTCCTGTGGTATCATTATCATTTTTCCTTTCTTCAATTCCTTTTACCATTTCTTCTCTAATAGCGGCAATTGCGCTATCAAATTCTGTTTTAGTGACATAACTTTCTGTGGGCGCTACATTTTCTACAAGAGAATAAGTGTTTAAAGTAGCGGTTCCATCAAGATTTATTTGTTTAGTATAAATCTTTTTATTACCTATGTCAGTAAAAACAAACAGTGATCCGTCTAAATCAATTTGAGATGCGCGGGCTTCCTCTATAGAAACTACAGGTCTACCTTTTATATAATTTTGTGGCTGGCCTACAGTAGACTGCATTCCATATTGTGGAGCCATTTGCGCCTGTTGTTCCATTTGAGTTAAACGTTGATACTGTTGATTATAAGGGTATTGGTAATAAGGACTATTTTGTAATTGTGTCATTGGTTGATACATTTTACTTTTCACTCCTTTCCCTTGCACTATTATGTAAAAATTATATTGTAATAAATTTTATAACTTGCCCTAAATTTTTATTAAAATTTATTAACGCGCAAAAATTTAGCAGGTAGTTAATTTTATTTATAAAGAACAGTAAAATTATCATAAGAATATTATTTAAATTAATTAACTTAATTACAATTTAAAATTACTTAACAAATTTAAAAAAATGCATAAAAAAATGAGAGAAGATTATATATCTTCTCTCATTCTAAAACACAATCTATTAAAGTTGTAGACTGTTCATCTTGCATAAAAAATAAAGAATTAATTTGAACATTATCAAATTCTAAAATTCCTGTTTTTCCTATTTCAAATATTTTATTATTAATACTTACATAATTTTTTGTTTCTGTTTGTATTCCTATTTTTTTTATATATTTAAAATCATTATTAATAGTTTTTTTAATATAAGAAACTATATCTTGATTTTTTTTAAAAGGACCCTGAATTTGAATAAAACTATAATTCATTCATATTCCTCCTATACTGAAGTCCATTCTAAATCATATTGAACTTCAATTTTTCCTAAAAAATACCAACCTTTATATTTATCATCAGAAATAGAATAGTCAAAAGCATATAATTCTTTATTTCCACTAGTTTCTCCAATACTAATAATTTTTCCTTGAAGATCTATACCCTCTAATCCATTAGGATATTCTGTGTTTAATAAATCAATTACATTACTTTGATATTCAAAATCTACATCTGGATAATCTGCTTTAGAAATATTTAAACCAATCAATACTCCACTGTCGCTTTTTACAGCTCCGACATTTATCCATCCATTTTTTCCATTATATTCAATAGAACCCCTCTTGTTTGGATCACTATAATATATCAGAAGCTGCCCATTTTTAGAAATAGTACTTTCCATAATATAGTTAATAGGTTCACCAATAGCTTTGCTGGTTCCATCACTATATTGAATATAAAGTCTTTGATCCCCAGTCCCCAGTTCTTCATTAGAATCATTATTTTTTCTAGTTTGAATAAAAGCATTATTAACTAAAGTTAAAGCACTAATAAAAGAATCATCATGGTCATAATTAATTGTAACTACACCATCTTTTGTAACATTAATATCAGTAATCATATTATAATCACCAGCATAAATTGTTACAAATTCGCCCTCTTCTTCTTTATTATATTTATAATAATCATATACTAATACTTTTCTTTTATTTTTTATATCGTCTTCTTTTCCTACATAATCTTCAATGCTCGAATCTGCAGTCATTACTCTAAGATTCTTAAAAGCATCTCCTTTAATTCCTCTAGGAATATTAAAGTGCCATTTTTCATAAAAAGGATGACTCTCATCATCTGTTCTAACTGCTAAATTTGTATTAACAAACTCCCCTGTTTCTTCATTAGTAATAGCCTTTTCATAATAAGGATTAACAGATTCAGCAGAAAAATCAATCACAGGATAAGGAATTTTAAAACCTATATATGCAATAGCATCTTCATTATTTTCATCTCTAAAACTAGCATAAGACCATTCAACCTTATCATTGTATATTTCTTCTCCATATTCAGTATAAGTTCTTCCAGGAAGCATATATCCTTTCCATTCTTCTCCAACAACATCTTCGCTATTACCATAACTAACATTAGGTTCATTTTTATAATTATCAACATTATCTACTGTATCAAATTTTAATATAGGTGCTCGACCTGAAGGACCTACAATAGTACCAACATAAATAGCTCCGCCAGTATCTTTACCATTACTATCTTTTTCAGTGTAATTATATCCACGTCTATATATTTTACCATTATCTGGATCGTTTTTATTTTTAGTATTAATTAAAACATGTTCATCGAAATGAACTGTATTGTAATTTGGACCTTGTTTAAAATCATTTATCATTTCTTCAACAGAAGAAAAATTTTTAACTATGATAAAAGAGAAGCCTGGTTTCCCTCCGTAAAAACTTTCTTGACCCATTTTTTCTCTCCCTTCTTTTAATATTTAAAATCCATAACAAAGAAATCTTTGCCATCTTGAGTAAATGATGAATCTTTAATTACAAAACCTATATAAGATATTGTTATATTTTCATTATATAATTCATATATTCCAGTTCTTCCGATTCTAAATTCTTCTCCATCTATTACAAATAATAGCCCTGGAGGACCTTGAATACCTATTTTCTTTAATTTAGTTAAGTCAGAAAAATTAGTGGATAAATAATTACTAATAACATTATTTACAATATAAAAATCTAAAATTTTTATATCCATAATACGACTATTAATTCCAAAATCTAAATCTAGTCTACTTAATTCAAAAATAATTTCATTATAACTTGTATTTGAATTAAAAATGAGTTCAAAAACACTTGTTCCAACCCCTTGTTTAACGCTAAAACTTCTTATAGTCTGAGTACTATCAACTTCTAATTCACTATTCTTTAGTTTAATTGTAAAATCTTGAACTGAATTTGTTAATTGAGTTACTTCAAATCTTAAATAATAACTATATAAAGAAGAAATAGTGTTTGTTCCAGTTAAAAAAATACATGGATCATAAAATGTTATTATATCATTTTCATTTTTTAATAAATCAATTGTATAATTAATGGGAGTTGAATAAGATGTAATTTGATTTCTTCTTAATTGACCAATATGATACATATCCTTTTATCTCCTTTCTATATTCTCTCTAAAGCTCTAGTACAAGATAATGTCATTGTACTATTGATATCTAAAGGAATACTAATGCTATTAATCATATAGTCTCCATAAATACCACTTTGAGTATCTCTTACTGTAATTCTTGTATTAGGCTCCAAATGATAGATTGGAAGTGCGGAAATGCTAATACTTTCATTATAACTTGTATATTGATATAATAACTCTCTAACTAGATTATATGCAGAATTAGAAGTTCCTCCACTAGCTGTCATACTAAATATGTTAGAATCCATTTGAATATAATCTTGACCTTTATTTTCACATTCTTCTCTTAGATCTGAAAGATTTTCATCTGAAGTATCTAATAAAACTAAATCTGGAATTTCTGGTTCAAATATACAATTTATACTATCATCATTAATAACTTTTGTTCTTCTTCCTATATTAGAAACGCTTATTTCAGATATAGCTGCGCTAGAATCTATAAAATCTAAATAAAAATCTATATCATTTGGATATTTTAAAGTTTCATCATAAAATTTTCCATTTTGAATATCATAAAGTTTAGGCCATTCACTTGCCAATTCAGTATAATAATAGTTTGAATCTTTTCCAAATGGTTCACTTACACTACCAGATAAGTATAATTCACTTCGCCAATCGGTAGTTTTTATTTTTTGTAATCCTACTACAATATCATTATATGTTTTATTCGTAGTGTCCCATTCATAAACAGTATTAGTATCAAGAGCCATATAAAAAACTTCTTGTGTGCCAGTTTTTGGAAAATCCGCTTTTGTCGGGTATTCTATAGGACATTTAGCTTTTGTTAAATTATCCGTTGGATCTGTGTAAAAAAAACATTGATATTCATTTCCTACGGTCGGTTTTTTATCAATAGCTAAATGATATCTAATAGAATAAGTTCTTCCGCTAACATCTTCTCTGATTCCCCATACAATAAAATCATTTTTTATCATACTAAATTGTGGAGTATTAGAATACGAAGTGATTAAAGTACTATCATCAAATACATATACAGCTTTTCCTTTACTCATATCAATTACATAATCATCTTTAGTCATTTTATCCAATTCAACAGTAGATTGACTAGTATTAAGATAATTTTTAATCTCTTGAAAAACAAAATTTCCTTCTATATCATAAAAATATTCATAATTTCCAAGTGTACTTTTTATTTTATCCAATATATCACAAACAGAAGACCCAGCATCCCCAATTAATTCATCAGGATATACAAAATCAGTGTATATGTATCCAATATCACTTCCATATTCATACATAGTGTAATTGCGGGAATTAATCTCATTAGTATCTGTAGTTGCAATATATTGAGTTACCCCATCTTTTGTCTGTTTTATAATATACAATGGAGAACTTCCTACCCATTTCATTACTTTTTTAATTCTAGTATCTAAATCACTAATAATGATTTTGCTCAACTGTTCACCGCCAAAGTGATTAACTAATTCTTGTATTATTTGAAAAACAGTTGGATGTAATATAACATATTGTCCATTTTCATCAACAGTTTCATATTCATGAAAGGTTACTGAAGCGGGAAGCGTCCCTCCGCACTCTCCATTTAATAAACACATTTTATCTTTTAATTGTAATGAAATATTAACGCCATCGATACTATGGGATAATGATGGATTTGTAATTACATAAATACCAAGAGGGAACCAAATAATATCATAGTTTAAATAATTATCTGTTGTGTTTAAACAGCCAATTTCTAAATCAACTTTTTTATTAATTGATAATAAATTATTAATATTAGTTAAATCATTCTCATATTCTGTAGCAACCATATTCAAATTACAAGTTCTTCTAATACTTGAATTACCATCAAGATTTAAGCTTCCTCCAGTAACTCTTCCTTGAATTGATTGAATAGGTTTTTCAGAAAAATCAAGAACAGTAATTTTTACATACTGCTCTTTTATTTTCTGAAAATCAATTTTTTTTAAAAAAGAAGAGTCTTTTAAATAAGAATAATTTTTTTTCATTTTAATATTCTCCTTTTATTAATTCATAGATATAATCAATAATTCCATTAACAGGGCATAAAACATCATTGTCTTTAGTAAATTCATACCAATTATTATTATAGTAAATATATCTATTATTATTCTTTGTATAAACACCATTTTTTATAGGATCTTTAATTTCATCAAAAGAATTAATAGATTCAGCAATTTCAATAAATTCAGTATCTCCCACTTCATTTTTATCTAAATTAGTAATTTTGTTTAAATGGACTCCTCCAAAATATAAACCAGATATTGTGGTTTCGTCATCATAAAATTCTAATATTCCTGTTTCACCAATAATGTGTTTATAATAATCATTGTCAAAAGAATCTTTTAAATAAACAACTGTTCCTGGGATGGCTTCAATAGTAATTTTATCAATAGCAACAAGTTTTTGATAATATGCTTTATAATCTAATAAATATTTTAAATATATCTGATTAGAAATTGATTCATTTACATTAAAAGTCCCATAAAGTTGACCAGCTTTAGTATAATAATAAAGTCTTTTTGCAGATATTGATGTATTTTCAGCTTCATCTATTTCAACAATATAATCTAACAATATATCAGTTTTTATTGGAAACCAAATTGAATTAATTAAAGTATCTTCATCATTTAATTCATAATATCTTCTTGAACCTACAAGAATAGGATTTTCATTTATATAAACAATATATCCATATACTGTGCTTTCATTAGGTACTTCATTTGCGGACAGCGGCTCTAAGGATCCATCTTCCGCAGTCTTAATAAAGTATGGATCTGAATTAAATTCTAGTCTTAGCCATTTTATATAATTTACAGTATTTATAAAACCTTCTAAAGCACTTGATTCATATTTATTTTGTAATAAAGTTAAAATATTTTGTTTTGCTTTAATAGTTTCTTTTATTTGTCCAGTCTTATCATAGGTATATTCAATATAAGAACTATATTCCCCAACTGATTGAATTCCATACTTGCTATAATTTTCTATAGAACATTCATCAACTTCATATGCGGTTGCTGAAAATGAATATAGCATTCTTCCTAAAGTTTGATTAGGTGTAAATGAAATATCCATTAATTTAATTAAGAAATTTCCTTCTGTAGTTGATCTAAATAATTTAACAGTATTATCATAAAGAAAATCCATAACTTTATCTCTAAATTCACGCTCATAAACAAAATCATTGTATTCATTTATTTGATTCTCTTCATTGTATTCTTCATAATACTGTTCCATTTCTCCATACACATTATTTTTATTAATAAAGATTCCCTCTTCATCACAAAAGGCTGTAATTAAACCAGAGATAGGAAATTGTTTATATTCAATATTACCATTTCTCCTAATAAAAGGATATTTAGAGCCAATGGTTTCAGTTTTAGATTCAGAAATAGTTCTTTTAAAAGAAGATATATTTGGATTATATTTTATTCTTAATTGCATTTGATCTCTTGTTAAGAAAATATCTTCAAAGACAATCATAACTGGATATTTTGTATTAATAATAGAACCGCGATTACCATTACTATCTCTTTTTTGCGCACAATATTTATACCAAACTCCACTTTTTACTGTATAATCGTACCAAGTGTAATTTAAAGCGGTTCCTTCTTTTAAAGTTACTGTGTTTATATCTTCCCAAATAGTAAAATTAGTTTCACTTGAACTTCTTCTTATAGTTATATTTCCTAAAAAAATTAACGAAGTTGTAGATTCTATATTAATTTTTATTCGTCCATTTTCTTCATCTGCTTCTGATTTTATAGTAGCATTTAAAGCATCAATCCCTTTTTGAATAATTGCAAATGTATAATTAATACTATTAGTATACTCATTATTTGTTGTATAAAAAATAACAGCTTTATAATTGATTCCATCTTCTAATTTATATTTTAAAGTATAATTAATTTCATTAGGATTATACTCATTTGTATATATAACTCCGCTGCTAAATAATAATACGTTTGAATTATTGTTATATATTTTAACTTCATATGATTTTAGATATTCTTTTTCAATTTCATTGTTTTCATCAAAATACATTTGTCCAATAAAATCAACTACTTCAGAAGTAAAAATAGTTTCAAGATCTGAATCGTTATTTTCAAAACCTTTAATATATATTTTTGGTTGCTGAATACCTTTTATTAAACATACTGTTGACCATTCAGAAAAAAAATTTTGATTATTAGTTAACCAAGATGCGATTTTTTTAGTGTCTGTTAATGCAGATGCTCCGATCCCAGTAAAGCGAATTTGAACTTTATAAAATTGATTTAATTCAAAGATTCCATCTTCTAAATCTTTAGGATCAATAGTTATAAAATATTTACTATCACTTTTTATACTATTATCAACACTTAAATTTGTAATTTTAATTTCCGCAGGATATAATTCTTTATTTAGTACAGACATATTACTATTTTGATTGCTAACAATAACTTGAACATTTTTTATATCTTCAATACTATTGTATGTAGATAAAGAAAAATAAACTCTGCATGAGTTAGTTCTTACAAAAGCTGGCATCCAGGTTTCTACAATAGGCGGATATAAATTATTTCCTATTCCTGGCATATTCGACTCCTTTTCTCTCTCTCTTTTTATTTTTGTGGAGGCTGTTTTGGTAAAGCTCTTAATTCATTCATTAAGGTTTCTGCAAAAGAATTTCCCTTTTCTTGTCTATAATGTTCAAATCTTTTTTCGATGCAATCTAAACTATAATCATCTATCCATCCTTTTTGATAACAGAAATAATGATGCTCTCTTGTAATAAAAGCTTTTATATCATCTTTATCAGAATCAATTAATATATTGATTCTATTCATAAGATAATCAATATTATTATTAATTTGCTTAAAACCTATACTAATTTCTTCTTTTTTTTCAGAAAAAATTTTTTCTTTTTCTGCGAGCATTTTTTTCATATCATCAAGCTCTTTTTGAACATTATCTTTATCTTCTTTTTCTTTTAAGTTTTTATTGTAACTCTGCTGAATACGATTTTTATACCAATCATAAAAAGAAATACTTTCTTTAACAGCTAAACAAAAAATAATAAAAAATATTATTATTTCCGATAAGGAGTATGATTTTAATAATTCGATCATTGTTTTTCTCTCCTATTCTTCTATTATTTTTACTAAAATATATAAAATTCCAATAAAAACAATAGAAGAAAGTTGTCCAATTAATCACAATTAATAAAATTTAATAAATTACTAAACAATTCAGCTTTCAATTCTAAATTAAGATTTTTATTTAAAAAATCTTGATCTAAAGTTAATAAATATGGGTTAATTTCAATTTCAAAAGAATCTAATTCATTTAATTCTTTACCTAATTGATCTGCATATCCATCTTTTATTTGAGCTGATTTTGTGCCATCTTCATTATCTTGAAAAATAAAATTACCTTTTTCATCTTTTTCTAAATATTTATTTAAAATTTCATTTTTTTTCTGTTCATAGAAAATATAATTGTCTCTTAGATTTTTCATATTTTTTATAATCCAAAAGCTAATAATAAGTGGGTATTCTTGCTTAGACAATATTAAAAAATTTTCATATAATAAATTATTTTCTCTTAAAGTTATTTTCATATTACTTACCTCTTTCATATTAATTTATATGATTTATCTTTTATTAAATTAAAAGTCTTCTTCTTCTTTATCATCATCTCCACCGCCACCATATGTTTCTGCATATTCTTTTATAATATCTAAAATATTTCTATCATTTAAAAACAATGTGCCTTCAATTCTAACCTGTCCTGGACCAACTATAAAAACAGTATCTGCAGATCCGCTTCCATATCCGTATCCTGCCCAAAAAAACCATTCCCTGTCTCCGATATCTCCGGTAGACATTCCTGTACATTCATCATCGCTCTGAAATATATGTCGTCCATAATCGTCACTTACATAAAAATCTCCAATTTGAACTTCTCCTTTTCCTGCATAAAAAGGAATATTCTTTCCTCCGGAAATAGTAGTACCAGAAATTGAACCACCAGAAATGGTAGAGCCTTCAATTGTTCCAGCTACTATCTTTGAAGTGTCACTACCTTCAAGATTTCCATCTTTAATAGTCCATCCACCTATATAGCCCTCATCAGCATTTACAGTTCCTTTTATTGATAAAGTCCCATTAGAATATTTTAAATATTTTGATGAATTTCCTATATTAACAGTACCGCCTGATCCTAAGAAAATTCCATTGGTAGTATTATCAAATGTTTGTTTGCTTCCTGTATATAAGCTGTTCTCTGTAATAGTCCATCCACCAATTGTTCCACTTGTAGATTTTATCTTACCATCTTTATCAACAGAAAAAGTTCCACTACCAAATTTAATTTCTGGAGTTGTTAAATCAATCATCATTCCAGTCTTATTACTAGTACTATAGTTGCCAGAATATAATTGAGCTTTATTATTGCTTGGATCTATAATAATTTGACCTTTTCCATTGGCTCCAAAAGTAGCTTTTCCAGTTTCTGCATCTAAAAAGATACTTCTAGTTCCCTTAGAATAACCAATTAAACCTATATCTTCTTTAGATTGACCACTCTCTTTAACTTTACCCATTACGACGCCAGTAAAACTATTGTCTGTTTCTTTAATACCTGCGCCAACTTGCGGAGCTAAGATAAAACCGCCATTAGCATCAATATTTATACTATTTCCATCCCATCCATTAATAGCAGAGTTTCCATACCTATTTAATAAAAGATGAATTGGAATGTGGATTCTTGCAATCTCCGTATTGTCTTTAGAAATAACACATAGCAATGCATTAGTTACACATTGTCCATCAAAACTATCTAATGGTTTAACTGCTTTTTGATTAGAAGCCAATCCGCTAAGAACTCTATCTCCTATATTAATACTATTAATCCAATTACCGCCTTCATAGAGACGACCTAAATAGCTCCATGTATAACTAACACCAGTACTCACATTTGTATTATTTTGAGTAATTGTTAATTCAAAAGGATTATTATTATCATATTTAGGACTCTGTCCATCTGATGTATAAACTGCATATCTAAAACCAGTATTTTCTTTTAAATTAACTTTATAATTATTATTAGTTAATTTAACTGTAATTAATGGCATTGTTGCATAGTAAGTTACATCATCATAAACAATAATAACTTTAACTATATGGGCTGGATGCTCGCTTGTAAAACTACTAAATCCAAATACTCCAGTTGCGGCATTCACTGTTAATGCACTTGTATCTGAAACTGATGAAGTATATTTATTTTTTAATATACTCCAAGTTATACTGGCACTCTTACCTTCTGTTGAATTAGTAGAAGTTACGCTATCTAATATTTTATTTTCATTATGCCATAATTGCGCTCTAAAAAATCTATTGCTATTTACTGGAGTATAATTAATTGACCAAGTTCCGCCACTTAATTGAGTAATTGTAGGATATAATGGAGCGACTTCTCCACTAGCGACATTTGGTACTATTCTACATATAAATTCAGTGCCATTAGTACCAGATTCTCCTTCTTTTACGAAAGTAAAGTCAGTCTTAGCAACTAAATTCATTCCTTTATATTTTACTATTAATTGAATATTATTTTTTGTTTTGGTAATATTATATCTATCCGCAATTTTATAACTTAAAGACATTATATTACTATAAGTTTTCGTTCCATTAATTAAATCAACTGCGGAAGCTTGATAACTACTAGGTATTTCAATTAAAGTATTTTCAGATGGAACGATCCATTTAATATCACAATGTCTTGTAATACCATCATCTATTTTATTACCTAAGTTATCATAAATGTTAAAAGTTAATGCTTTTATTTCAATAGGAGAATCTTGCGCTTGACTCGCTGGACTAATTCCATTTTCATTATATTTATAAACATACGTGCCATCATTAATAACTAAATTATAAACACCTTCAGCTTCCAGACTATTGGTTAAAACAATAGAAGCAGTACCAATATATAGTTGTTTATTATAAACTGTACATTGATATGTACTAAAATTAGTAATTGTATTTACATTTATTTTTATTTGATTGCTATTACTTTCTAAGCTTTGAAAAGTTCCCGTATTATCGGTAACTCCCCAAGAATATGTATAATTAGAATTTTTCTCTCCACTAACTAAACAAGTTAAAGTTGGTAAGCCTATGTCAAAATAAAATTGAGTTCCGCCATCAGATTCAATAATAATATCATATTCAGAAGATAAATTTTTTATAATAATAGTTTTTGTAATTACGGTGCCATCATATACAACTGCACATTTATACTTAACTTCTTTTGCACCTATATCACTTTTTTTAATTTTCCATTCATAGGATGCGGGAACCCACTCTACGACCGTAGGATCTGAGTCTGTTTCTTTTTGAATCACATTAAAATTATTTAAACATTTCCACCCTTGTCCACCATATTTATTATAATATTGACTTTGAGAAGTAATACCCGCGTGTTCAATAAACCAATAGTAAGGTAAAGATTGAGAATCATTATCTATTACTTTTCCTTTTACGCGGACTTGCGCTTGTAAGGTGCAAATATCTGAATCTAAAGAATTATTATCAAAATAGGTCCCTTGTGGAGTAACAAAACTTAAACTATAATTACTAATGTCATCATCGCTTAAGCGCTCCGCTCCGCAAAGTTCAATATCCTTTATAAAGATATCATCAATGCATTCTTCTTCTGGTTTATTCGTAGGAAAATCATTTGTAAAAATGCTAATATAATTAACTTCTTTAAAATTAGAATTATCAATTTCAAAGATTCCATATTGTCTAGTTTCATAGATTAATTTATATGGATTTCCTGTCATTTTATCAACATCTATAGTATAATATCTTGTCACAATTTCATTATTAGTATTATCTATAAAATCTAACGCAAAAATAATACCATAATTACCGCGATACTGCTGTTCTCCTGATAATGACGTTCTTATTTTTGCCCCGCAAATAATAGTACTAGAATTTTTTATATATTCATTTACCGCAGTCTTATTTAAAGTTATTAAATTTTGTTCATCACTATAATCTTTATGATACAATATCTTTGCGTAAGTTCCTTCTCTATAAGAACTTAATCCAAAACTTTCAGAAGAAGAAAGACAATTTTTTCCAACCACTTCGTACGCCTCGTCTCCTTCTGTTGTTGTTACATAATTTATTCCTAGTTTTTTAACTGCCCCAAGAATAGTTTTATCTTTGCTCATGTTATTTCCAGGAATTAATACATATACAATTGAGTCTTCTGTGTAAGTAATTTCTGAACTACCTGAATACGCATAAAATGTACTATCTTGATATTTCATTTTATATTTTCCAATAGTAGCATCTACACAGCTTACAATAGTAGCCTGGATAGTCTTATCGTATTCCGCTTCAGATATTGCTTTTTGAACTATTATATCAATAGCTTGACATATATTGTTTTCTATTGTATTCATAGACTCTTTTTTCTCCTTTTCTCTCTTTATTCTAACATAATATGAAATATTTGTCAAGTTTTTTAATTATAAACACCCAAAAATAAGGGAGAGTTAAACACTCTCCCTTAAAAATTATCTTTGTGTATTATAAGCATATTGACTTGCGCGATTAACAAGATTATTAAATGCATTTTCAATCTCTTTAGAATCGCTTACATTTGGGAATGAAGCTTCAATATGAACATTCTGTTCAACAGTATCATTGGAACTATTACTTTCAATTCCATTGAAACCAGTTCCAATATTAGATGATAAACTAAAAGCTCTATCTAATACAGATTGATTTAATGAACTTAATAAGCTATCCATATTTCTAATAATCTTAATTGCAGATAAAAAGTTTTCAGTATCAGTGTCATTTAATACTAATTCTTTTTGGTGTAATACTGCAAGTTTGCCACTTGAATCTCCCCATTCTCCGGTATATCCACCAGTATCATATTTTTTATATTCTTCCCATTTAAGAGTATCTGTATATCCAGTAATTTCTCCATCATTAGATTCAATTCTATATCTATGATTTTTTCCTTCTCTATTATTAAGAATAGTAAAATTATATTGACTAGTATCCATTGTTATCAAAGGATGTCCTATATCTGTTGTTGAACTGCTATATAATGTAATTGTTTTCCAATTATTATCATTATTATCGTTATCGCTATTTTTTTTACTATTTTTAGTTTTTTTACTAACATCACTACTACCTGAACTAGAACTATAATTAGAGGAAGATGATGCAGAAACTGTTTTATTTATGCTACCAACAGTAGTAGTATATACTCTATTAGAATATCCACTTTCTAATTCTTCTTCTCCATCATAATCAATATCTTGCGCAGCTTGCCAGTAAGCATAAGCAGCTTCAGTTGCTTTTTCAGCAGCTCTTTGCGCGGCCGCATACTGAATAATTAAATCATCTAATTGAGAAATTACTGCTTTAATTGCATCAATCTCTTCACTATATTTATTAATTAAGTCATCATTTGCGGATAATAATTCTTGAGCTTTTTGAATATTTTCATCATATCCATTAGCCATAGACTCAAAATCAACACCTGCCGCCTGCTCTAAATCGTCTAATGAAGTTTGATAATCCTCAGTAACCTCTTTTAATTGATCAAAGGCATCAGAACAAGTTGGAATAAAGCCTCCTTCTCCCGCAAAAGTATCAGTCATATGTTGAATTCCAGAATCCCATTGAGGAATTAAGCTATTCATAAGAGTATCTTGTTCTTCATCAGTCATTTGAGTAAAATTCTTAACATCAACATCATACATTTCTGCAAGAGAATCAAAAGCAGAGCCATGAAGATTAGTTCTAATATCTTCATTTTGTTCAACTAATCCATTAATTAGTTCCCCATATTGCTCAACATACATAGCTTCTTTTTGTGCGCGATCTTCCGCACTTAAAGTCTGATCCTGATATAAGGCTAATAATTTCTGTTGAAACTCAGAATATATACTATAAATATCATCAAGATTTTGCTTATACTGATCTTTGTCTAGGTTATACAAAGAATTTTGTGCATCTAATAGCTCTTGTTGCGCTTGAGCTATGCTATCTTCATCCGCAACATATTGATAAGTATAATTACCTTGAGAATCACGTCTCAATCTCATTGTAGATTTATTTTGTTGTGCTTCTTCTAGCGCGATTTCTTTTAATGCAATTTCGTAAAGCTGATTTGCACGATCAACATCATATTGAGTTAATTTTTCCTTATCTTGCAACATTGCTAACTGTTCGGTCATTAAATCATTTAATTTCTTTTGAGCAGATAAGCTATCAGTGTCATTAAGAGCATCTATATATTTATTCTCTAATTTTTGAATTTCATATGCTCCATTAATAGTATCTAAATATTGTTCTGCATTTTTATTAATTAAATCCCATTCATCTTTTACATAGTCTAAATCTAATCCATCTGTAATCTTTTTATTTAATTCATCAAATACTTCATTAATACTATTAACATATTTATCAATAATATTTTGCAAAGAATCTTCAACTTTTTTATTTAATGTAGATAGTGCATCTTCCCACTCTTCTTGCCATTTTTCTTTAGCGTCTGGATCAGTTTCCGCCTGCATCATATCATAAGCATATTGAACACGTTTCTTTAAGAAATCTAATTCTTTATTATTATTAGCTTCAATCTGCTGATAATATTGAGTCATTTTTGAATAAGCATCATCGCCATATAATAAACCAATTACGTTTAAATTATGATTTAATAAATCATTAATATATTCATATTGATCTACTTGTTCATCAAATTTTTCAATAGCTTCATCAATCATGTCAAGATATGAATCTTCAATTTGATCTACTAAATCTTGAACATCTTCTAACTGATTCATTAGCTCTTCATAATATTTCTTTAAATCTTCTAATGCTTGCGCGCGATTTTTTCCATAAACATCTGCAGTTCCGCCATCTTCAAGTTGTTCTAACTGGTCCAAAGTATCGTTAACTTGATCTGTTAATTTTTGGATTGGTCCGATACCAGTATCATTAGTATCAAAGTAAGTTAATAAGTCATCTAAGTCCGCTTTTGCGTTACCTAAAATATCGTCATCTTCAATTTTATCAATAACTTTTTTTCTAAACTTATTGAAATCTCTCTCAGCCTCTGCCATATCAAGTCTGACATCAACTTCCATAGTAAATTGCTTAATTTGTATTTCAACTTGCTTATCAACCGCATCTTGAATATCGTCTTCAAGTCCAGGAATAGTATCTGAAATTAAAGTATCATATGATTCGATCTGCTTCTTAAAATCTTCATAATCTTCTTTAGCTTGATCTACAGTATCTTTAAAACCTTCTTGCTCTTCTGCGGACATTGCATTATATTGAGCAATGATATCATTTACATAATCTAATTTAGCTTGAAGTACAGCAGTGTAATTAGTAATATAACCTAAATCGCCATCTGCAAAAAGAACTCCTTGAGTTTTAAGAGCTTCTTGAATTTCCTTAGCTTCTTCTTTTTCTAATTTAAGTTTTTCTTCATAAATCTTTTTTTGCTTTTCTAATATATCTAATTGTTTATTTAGATTGTCGATTAGTTCTTCTCCAATTAAATTCTTTTCTGCTTTTTGTATTCTATTTAAAGATTCTGAAGTATCTTTTAATTCAAGATTAATATCATGATATCTGTCAATTTCATCTTTAACATTTTTTTCTTTTTTAGGCTCTTTAGTCTTGCTTCCACTACCTCCGCCACTTTTTTTGCTCTTATTTGTAGTAGCGCCGCCAGCTGCGGTATTTTTATAATTTACAGTACCACCTGCAGAACCTGTATAGGTTAATGCTTTAACAACTGGAGTTCTAACTACCTGTTCATATTCAACTTCTGTAAAATCTGGTTCAGCAATAATAGATGTCCCATTTTCATCAGCTTTAACTGCAAATCTTACACTAGGCATTTGCATAGTTGAAGGAACTCTAGTTTCATCATAGGAAACCTCTGCGTCATAACCCATAGCTTTCAAGTAATTTCCTGCTTGCTCAGCTGTCATTTTCGTAGCGTTGATTATATCATTTAAAGAGTCTATAAAACTAGCATTATCAAGTCTTGCTCCTATCTCAAGATTATTATTAGCAGCATAATTTTCTAATGTATTAGTTAAAGATTTTAAGTCATCAATAGCATTTTGATCGTTTAAATTTACAATAATCTGTTGAACTATATCTTCCGAAGCCGCTTTTCTTAATCTTTCAATAGCTTCAATATCACCATTAGCCGCAGCTTCAATATCTTTTAAATTTTGTACGCCTTGTTCACCCTCAAAAAAATCATTTGAAAGAACGTCTCCACTACTAAGATTTAAAACATTAGCCATGTCATCTTTTAGTTCATTTAATGCTTTTGCGTACTCAGCGGTTCCCTTTTCACTGTTTTGTAAGCTATCTTTATACCCTTCAAAATTCTTTTGTAAATCTTCAAGACCTTTATTTAAACGAGTATTGGCAATTGCAACTTTTTTTGCGGCAGTTGCATTATTTTCTAAGCTATCATCAATTTTATCAGATTCTTTTGCAGCTTCTTGTAAATATTTAGCATAATCAGAAATTTCTTCTTTGAGTTCTGTTATTTTCTTTTTAGTTGTAGCGCCCAAACCCTCTAAATCAGCATCAGTTATCTCTGTTTCATCAACAGTAGTTCCTACAGCTTGACTTAAAATTTCTTTAATAACTGCAGTAGCCTGATTTTTAGAAGTCTCACTTGCAAGAATATCCTTCCAATTAATATTAATTCCCTTTTCAAGAATTTTATTAATTTCATCACTTGAAAAATTATTAGATAAATATTCCCAAACTTCATCAAAATTTATATCTTCACCAGAAGTATTTATTTGTTTTTGTATTCTTTCTTTTATATCTTCAATTTCTTTATCAGCGATTTTAATATTATCATCTTTAATTTCAAATGTTAGTCCAAAAGCAATATCAAGAACTTGGCTAGTAACTTCTGGATGGTCACTAAGATATTTAGTTATTCCTTGGATATACTCTGCATAGCTATCATATTGACTTTCATCAAATATTCCGCCTGCTTTTGCTAACTCTAAACTTTGTAATCCATCAATAAATTTAGTATAATTACTTTCTATATCCTCATAGGCTTTCTTGTAGCCCTCTTCTGAATCTATTTTTAAATTGTTTAAATATTGCTTAAATTGTGAACCAAAACCCATATTTTGAATTTTTGTCCAGGCAGCTCCACTCTCTGTAGCAAAAGATCTTTCTAATATATTTGCATAGTTTTTATAAACAAGTTGCATTTCTTTTATATTATCCTCTAAGGATAAAGAAATGCTTTCTTGCATATTATTAAAAGCTTCTTCTGAATAAGATTCATTAATTTTTGTTATATTATCTATATATTCATCATAAGTATCTTGACTAATTAAACCTTTTCGTAATTGATATTTAAAGTCTTTTTCTATTTTATCAAGACTATTTTTAAAATCTTGATAATTAATTTCTTTAATATCTTCTAGTTTATTACTTCCAACAATAGTATTAATAATATTTAATTCATTTGAAAATTTATCTGCACTAGACACTGCACCATGAAATAAATCAGTTAAATTTTTTAATGAATTAGCATATTCTTCAATATTTTGATTAACTAAATTTTCTGGCTTATTAATTTGTTTTCTTGCTGTAATAGCTGCATCAACATCTATTTCTTGAGATTCTTTTTTCTTTTTGGAAACGGCATTAGCACTTTTAAGAAGTTCTTTTTCCGTATCTCCTTTTTCTCCAGAAAATTGCATTGATTGAAGTCTTTCTTCTTGCTCATATTTTATAAGATCTTTTAATGCAGTTGTTTTATCAATAATAGCCTGTCCTTCATTATTATATCCTATCACAATAGAATCAGAGATGCCAACAAGTTGATTAACGATTTCTTGATAACGTTTATATTCATCCGCAGATAGACTAATATTTTCGCCATATTTAGAAACACCTTCAGATAATCTTTCAAATTCTTTTGATAATTCACTGTTTGCATTGACACCATTATTTGATAATAAAGATAAATTTTTATTATATTCTTGTAATGCAGAATTACTTTCTTGTATAGATTTTGTTAAATCTTCCTGAGCTTTTTTAGCTTCTTTTTCTGTAACAGTAAAATAATTATATGCCGCAGTAATTCCTACTATAGCTGCAGTAATAAGAGCTAAAGGACCTAAGACAGTACTTGTTCCTAAGAATGTTAAAGCAGTTTTTAATTCTACCGTTCCAGTAGTTACCATTCCCATAGCCGTAGCCAATTTAATCACTCCTGTGCTTAAATTACCAAAATTAGCAACTATCATTGGAAGAGCCATTCCAAGAGAGCTTAATGTTTGCAATAATTTTTCACTACCTGATAAAGATTCATCATTCCAAGTCTTCCAAATATTCTTTAAAGATAAAATATTAGAAGAAAGCATTCCTATTGAACTAATTAATTGAATTGTTTGTTGAATCTGTTGAATTAAAGCGATATTATTTATAAATTTTCGATATTCATTTTCAGCATTTATTATTGCATTTTCAAATGTTTCTGTATTACCATTTATTTGACCTTTTATAGTATTACTAGCAATGATACCCTCAGAAATTAATTGATCAATCAATTTAGAATAAATATTTGCTACATTTTGTGCAGAATTTCTTATTTCATTTTCATTACCAGCTACAAGAGCCTCTTTATATTTTTGCATTGCTTCATGATATCTTTTCGCAATTTTAAGAGCCTCTTCAGAAGAAATTCTTCCAATGCTATTTAACTCATCATAATTTACTTCTATATCTTCTATTGAAAGCGTCAATTCATTTAAAGCTTTTTTCTGATTTTCTATAGCTTGTGTTTGTTGTTCATCAGTGCTTTGAGAATCTTTTTTTATATTAATTAATTCTTGATTTGCACTTGATAAATTTTTCATAGCATTTGATACAGCTTTAATTTCTTCTTTATGTTTTTTATTTACTTCAATTTCTCGTTCTATCTGTTCATTATATATTTTTAATTGATCAATAGTAGTCTCAGTTGGTTGATTTTCTTGGTCAAAAAGATCAATATTTATATCTTTTTCAACGCGAATTAAACCAATGTACTCTTCTGTAGATCGCTTTTTTTCTTCCCACGCATCTCTTTGATTATACAGCTCGTTTGTAGCCTTAATCATTTCATTAGCTTCATTCTGTTGTTCTGTGGTTGCAATTGAACTTAAATTAATAATTTGCTGCTTCATATTAATTAATTTATTTGTAGCTTCATCATTAATTTTAATTCCTTTAAATTGCTGCAATAATTCAAATTGAGCATTCAATTGTTCTGCATTACTTCTTACCTTTTGAAAATTTTGAATAGTAGTAGCAAGTCCTTGAGCGATTTGCTTACTAAATACTTGAGTAGCAATAGATCCAAGAGCTAAAAGTGCGTTTCCGCCGCCGCCTATTCCATCTACTAAAGAAGTAGTTAAATGCAAAACTTCTGAACTTAGATCAGAAAATACATTCACAGTATCAGCATTTGCAAAAGAATCAACTAAATCTTCCCATTCTGCCTTAGTTCTTTTTAAATGAGCTTCCGTACTCTCCATATATATATCCTGTTGTTCTTGGAGAGTTCCTGTTGCATCTTGCGCAACTTTCAATGTATCTGTATATTGATCCCAGTTATCAAATAATGCAATTAAATTATTATATTGGCGCGTGCCAGCCATAGTTCTTGCTAAGTATACTTGTTGCTCACGACTATAAGTAGACCATTTTTCACCAATTTCTTCAATAACATCGCCCATATCACGAAGACTGCCTGTAGCATCAAGTACATTAACACCCATTTTCGCCATTTGCCCAGAATAAGTGCCTAATGTAGCTCCCTCTTCATCTACACCTGCTTGAATATCTGTCATACGAGCATAAATAGTCTTTAATGCAGTACCAACAGATTCTGGAGCCTGTCTTGTAACAGCAATAATTGTAGATAGCTGCGCTGCTAATTGATCTTCTCCAACGCCCATTGCGGCTGCCGCAGATGCTACTTTACTCATACCTTTAGATAATTCTTCTAGGTTAGATGCTGTACTTGCAGCAACTGCTGCTAATTTATCTACATATAATTCCGCTTCTTGTGCATTAACTTTATAACCGTTCCATACTGCGGTTAATTCTTCTGAAACGTCATCTGTGCTTTGCTTAGTAACGTTAGCTGTCTTTAATGTTACTTCTGTTCTAGCTGCAACTTCTTCATCACTTAAACCTTGCTGATAATAAATCAATGAAGCGTCTGTATAATTAGTAGTAGACTGCCCTAATGCTTTCGCAGCTTTATTTGCTTGAGCTGCAAATTCCGCCATATCATCAGAAGACTTATTTGTTACGATTCTAATATCATTTAATGAACTATCTAAATCTTTAATATAATAATATGCTTCCTGTACAGATCCAGATAACTTATTCATTGCCCCAGAAGCAACGCCCCATTTAATAGTATTAGCCATTGTCGTAGCCATATTATCTAATAAACTATGTGTCTGCTTTAATTGCATATTAGTAGTTAAGATTTGAGATGTTATATTTCTAAATGCACTTTGACCTGCGGCTCCCGCAGAATTAAAATCATTATATATTCTATTAATATCTAAACTTTTTAATTCTTGGTTAAATTTAGATATATTAAGAGTTCCTAAATTAGTATTAAATGAACGATCTAAAGCATCTCCTACTTCTTTAGCAGTTTGTTTAATTTGAGCTAATTGTGCCTTTGCTGAAGGTAAGTCCATGCTTTTGTTTAAATTCATTAAATCACTTGTGGTTAACTTTTGTAATGATTGTAATGAAGACTTAATTTCATTTAAACTAGCTTTATCAACAGTATAACGAATACCAAAATTGATATTATTATTAGCCATATAATCCTTTTGCCTCCTCTGAAAACAATATAAAAAAATTGCCTTTACTATCATATAATGATAGTAAAGGCTTGACTTTTAATCTATTTTGACCTAATTACTTTTTATCAGATAAAGGAATAACTTTTCCAATATCATTAATTGGGCGTCCACCATTTGCCGCAGTTGCAAAATCAATAACCGCTTGATATTTTTCTGGATCAAATGAATCTACAATCTCCATTGCTGCTTTTGCATTTCCAGGAAGATCATTAATTAAACTCTGAATAACAGCAGCCGCAGTGTTCTTATAATTTAAAGTATCTGCAATAATATCTTCCATAAATTCAATAAGATCGTTATATTCATCTTCATTTAAAACATCTAACATTTTATCAATAAATCCATTACTCTTTAAAGTATCATATAATTTACTTTCATTTTCTTTCTGTTTATCTGTAAAAGATAAATTAGTATACATATATACTAGATGAAGATTAAAAAACATATCTAATTTTAAAGAGTTATAGACTCCATTTTCATATGCTTTTTGTAATGTAATCATTATAAGATCATATTTATCTTCAATAGGTAAATAATTTAATACTTCAATAGTCTGTCCATTAAAATCAAAAGTAGAAACACTTGTATCTGTTTTTAATTTTAGATTTGCATAGCTCACTTTATTTGCCATTTTTATTCTCCTTTTATCTCATTTCTATTATAATTATACTATAAAATTTTTCTTTTGTCAAGTTTTTTATTTTCTTGCCCCTGTAAATTTAACATTTTGACGTAATTTAGATAATGTATTTTTTGTTCTAATGTAAGCATCTTCTACTTCTGAAGCTTTAGTTTGAATAAAAACATTATCTTTTTCTTTTAATGCCTTATTAGGTTTAACAATCAAAGAACCTTTTATGTTAGTTGCTATCTGTCTTAAAAATGTTGGTACATACACTAGAGTATCTGCATAACGAATAAAATATGCTTGAGTTTGATCTCCTCCAGAAATTCCAGAGATAATAAATGCAGAGGCTTTTGCAGCTAAATATCTATCTAAATCATTTTGTTCTTTTTCTGATATACCATGTAAATATGCATTAGCATAATAATATTCAAAACTACTATTTGTTAATCCTCCTTCAGTCATTAAAGGCTGCCAAGATATTTGATCTGCAAGAGTTTTGCCTCTGCCTCTTGATTTAATATAAGATTTATCTGAAATACCTAAATCTACAGTTATTGACATATCATTTTCTGTATAAGTTAAGTTAACAACATTATCACTTTTATTAACAAATTTTCGTTGTCCACCAAGTTTAGCATCTGCAAATTCTTTATCTAATATTAAAGTAGCTTTAGTTCCACTTAAAGAAGCTGAATTTATTTTTATTATTGCATCTCCAACAGCTTGTTCAATTCCTATTAAAGCTTTAGAATGAATATAGTCTCCAAATTCAAGAAGGCCGCCTTTAAAGTCTCCAACTAAAGAACCGCAAACTGTTTTTATATCTTTTTGAATTTTATCCCATCCTACGTCAATGTTAGATATTCCACCATAATTTTTAATAAAATTATCTAATTGATCGTAAGCAATTTTAGTTTTATTCATTCCTTCTGCGGAGACTATGCTAACATCACTATATCCATTTTCTTGAAAACTAGAATCAAAATTATCAAAAGTATTTTTAATTTTTTTAAAGCTATCAATAACTTTATTTAAACTTTGCATATCTTTAATAATAGAGGTGTCATATCCACCACCGACTCTACCAACAGTTAAATTTCCATATAATATAGTTTTATTCAAATCAGTCTTTACAAAATTAACTAATTCATTAAATATTTTTTCAACATCAGATGACGTTTCTAAATCTTTTTTAGAAGATCTAACTTCTAACACAGATTGCACATTTTTTACGAAATCTTCTGGAATATTTTGTCCATTTGCTAAAGTTGCTTCAAGTTTTTTAGCATTATCATTATAAGCTTGAACAATATCTAAAGATCCTAATTGATTATATAAAAATGCTCTATTAGATTGCCAATCTGCATTTTTATAATATATATAACTTTCCCATGCATCCATATCTATCACCTACATAAACAAAAAATGGAGGCGGTTTCCCGCCTCCTTAAATCATTAGCCCTCTGCTACTACTGCGGCAGCCGCATGAGCAGTATGACTATCCATTACTGTAGTTCCAGCTTTTAAATCTTCATCTTCATCTGGATCAATTACTTGCATTACACATAAAACTTTCTTTGTCTTATCAAAGTAAGTATATCCTGGGAATGCATCCATGGTAAATGTAAATGTAGATGGATCACCAGTAGAAGCCATAGTAAATGTGAAATTAGACTGAATTTTAACATTAGGGAATGTTAAGTTTGCAGGTAAATCTACACCATCTTTCTGACGTCTGAACAGAGTATCTGCTTCAACATAATAGTAACCAGCAAAATGCTCTGCATCAATCTGCATTTCATCAACTTTAGCTTCATCTTTTACTACATAGTAATCAACAAATACCATCTTGCCAACAAGATCTTTTTCAGTTGATGTCAAAGTAATTACCTTACCTTCGATACTCTTAATCTCAACAAGATCACCAGTTAAATCACCATCATCTTCTGCAAGAGCAACAAAAGTATAGTCAGGACCGCAAATTTCTTCATCCTCACCTAAAGCATCTGTTAAATCTACTACAAGAACAGGAGTTGCATCTCCAGTAGCAGTATTACTAATAGTTGTCATTGAAGTAGTATGAACATGTACTTTGTTATCTGTCTTTCCTGTTCCAAATAATCCTGCGCCAGATAAAATAGAGAAACCAATAGGAGAAAGTAAAGCGTCTTCAACAGTGAAAGTTAAAGTTTTTTCACCTTCCCAAGCAATTAATCTAGTATTACCTCTACCACCATTAGCATATACAGTTGTTGCTGCACCTTCTACTGTTGAAGTTTTTGCAGAATCAATATAAAGAACTGGCTGACCTTTTTTAAAGGTCTTTTTTCCAATTACAACATCTGATTTCGGTTTAAATACGACATTACAAATCTCGCGTACACCAAACTTCATCTATATATCCTCCTTAAAAATTTTTAAGTTATTTTTGATTATGAATGAATATCTTTCATCCAATTATCCACTTCTTCTAAATCCTTAGCTCCCGCTAATTTTGCTTTAAGATAAATATCATAAGATTCTTTTAACTCAAAGCGTTCAAATTCATCAAATAATTGATAGACAGTATATTGTAATAAATCATTATAATTTTTAGATTGTCCAACCGCCAAAATTGAAAGATATCTACCAAGTATGGAAATTTTTTGTTTCTCTCCTTTAGCCTCTGCGGCCTTCGCTCTACCTTTATTCAACTTTTCAGCAATCTTTTTAGCTTGTTCTCCAACAGGATTAAAACTTTGAGAATCATTCTTTTTTGGTTTTAAACAAAACATAGCAACCAAAATTTCTTTAAAATTTTCAAAATTATTATTATTAATAAAATGCGCTTCATTTTCATTTTTTAATGATATTTGATTTTCTTCAACCATTATATTATAATTAGGAAAAATAATAGTTAAAACCATCTTTGCGCATGTATTATTCCTTTGAAGGGCTAATGTTTTTTTGTCTTTCATTATTGACATAAATACTTCAAAATTAGTTTTATCTTCTAAATTAATTTTGTCCTCTGTACTCAAAACTTCTTTAGAAAAATTTAATAATTCGCATCCTATAAAAAACGCCTCTTCACCTATATAAGCAATTTCTTTTATGGTTGGCTGATGAATATTAACTTGAGCTTCTTGGAATGGAATATCATTCCCAGACAATAGAAGTAAATCATTAATCATTATTTATATCTCTTGTCTCAATATCTTCTCCACCATGAATTGCCTTATAAGTTAAACAATAGCCAGATAAACTTTCATTTAAAATAAGTTCATTACAACCCGCGAGTTGAAAAGTTCCTATTCCAGATAATTTAGTATTATTTAAAATTCCATCAATATAACCGCAAATTTTTAAAGGTCTTAATTTATAATTTCCAATATCCCAACAGTCTGTATGACAAATTACATCAAAAGATACCGTACAATCGCGGAATTGAGGATTTTTTGCGTTAGGAGTAAAATTATCAAAACTAATAATTATATAAGATTTTACCTCTTCATGTTCAGGCATTCTAATCTTTGGTTCTAATTTAATATATCCATCTTCTCGCAATTTTCCTAAAGACATTGATTCAATTTTATCAATATAAGCTTGATTACTTTTATTATCTAAACAATCTTTAGTATTTATTACTAATAATCGTTTTAATTCTTTACTATATTGTTTACTATCAACAAAAAGCTTTTTTAAAATAGTTTCAATATCTTTTTCACAAGATAAGAAAGATGAATTTAACTTATCTATCATTACTAAATCTCTATTCACTTTTTTCTCCTTTTATCTCTATAAGGATTTTATAATAATTGGAAATATAATTTCCTTATTTTCTTTTCTATAAATTAAATCAAAATTGCCACTTCTTCCAGTGGTAATTTCAATAGTAACAGATGTGTCGTCTTTTTTTATAATATTAGCTTTTTTATTATCACTAATATACCAATTGCCGCCACTGTTATTTTTTATTTCATAAGACACAATATCATATGGATAAACTTCTTTTTTACCCTCAATGTCTGAATTATTCTCTATATTTGATACTGTCGACTCTTGTTTAATAACATCTGCCATCTCATTATTATAAGATTCATTCAAACAAATTTTTATAATTCCATCTCCATAATATGGATTTACAGTAGCAACTTCCCAAGTATTAACTTTTCCAGTTTCATCTTCAGCGATTTTTATCTTTGTAAATCTATGAAAATAATCTATTGTATCTTCATTTTTAGGCACAAAAGCAACTAATGAATAATTAAGATCATTCCAAGAGGTATTATGTTTTTGATTCCATTGAATCTCAGTTTCTGCGGGACCTCTTAAATAAACCTTATAAGTTTTTCCATTTACTTCTATTTCGCCTTTGCATCGTCTAATTTCAGCTCTAAAGTAAGAATCTTCTTCTAAATATTGTAAATAGATTATCCAAAAAGTTCCAGTTCTTTCCCATTCAAAAACATCTCCAACTTTTATATCAGTTGGTGTAATTCCTTCTGCAGTCATTTCATTCTTTTCATTATTTAAGTCTATATCTTCATAAGGAATTGATAAAATTTTATTATCATAGTCAGTATTTAGTTTATCGCTATTAATTAAACATCTAAATTTTCTGCCATCTGGAAATATTGCGGTTTCCGCCTGATAAGAGTATAATAACGCCTTCCGCAGAGATTGTAACTTATCTTTCTGGAATCGACCTTCCGCGTTTCCGCCTTGATAGCTTAATCTGGTTTTTAAATTTTCTAATCCTGGCATTTTTGTTTCAAACTATTACACAGACCAAGACATTCAAAGATAGTTCTTCTAAAAAGAAAAAAATCATCTTCTTTAGTTAATGTAAATAGCCCTTCTAATTTACATAAAAGTGAAAATAATGAATCATGCTGGTCGATAAGCAATCTATTCATTCCTGCAAACTCTTCAATAATAGTTTCTAAAGGTTTTTCCCAATCAATATTTTCTTCTCTACTTGGTAAAAGTTTATAAATCTGATTAGTGAGTCTTTTTAAATTATTATTAATTGCCGCATCATTAATTTCAGCATTATACTTTATTATCATATTAGCTACCTCCGTTTTCATCAGTAGCTATATTAATATAAGAAATTTTACTACTAGATTTTTTAATAGGTTCCATTATACTTCCAAAAGTAGAACGCATAACTCCATCTTCGTCTGCTTTTCTTCTTTTATACAATCTTTGTAAATGAAAACCTAATCTTTCATAATCTTTTTTCAAAGATAAAAGTTTTTGCATATGATTTGCTTGAGATGTAAATTTAAAATCAGATCCGCTATATTTCATTCTAGTATTTTCAACACTAGCCAATTGCTGACCTATCCATTCTACAACCATATATGTTGAAATAATATTAATCTCTTCATTAGAGAGTTCTATATTATATTCTTCTAAATCTTCATTATAATCATAAATATCTTTTCTAGGGAACTCAAAATAATGCAATGAATTTAATAATAATTCTTTTAATAATTTTTCAGTATCTCCCCTAGTTAATTCCATATACATATCATCTGTTGTTTTAGAAAGAAAGGAGTCATAAATTTTACTAAATAATGTTTGCATTAAAATTCACCCTTTCATCTATTTATTATTTTGATTCTGAAGTCACAACTTCATATTTTGGTATAGTTGTGCGGCGTCCCGTACTTGTGGCGGCTGTTGGGGTTGAAACCCTTCTTTCAACCTTTTTCTTTTGATTAGAGGTGTCTTCATCGCCACTGTCAAATTTAGTATTTTGAATTTCAATTGCTCTCGTAACATTAAAATTAAGTTTTTCAAGAATTGCATTTCTTTTAGACATATTATCTAATGGCAAGGATACTGATAAATCTTTAACCATATTTAATACTCCATCTGGAGCAAAATCTAAGCAATCAAGAAATTCATCTAAACTTCCTTGAGTTAATAATTTTTTAATATCTTCTTCTGAATAAAAATATTCTGGCTCCACATCAATACCAAGTTCTTTTAAAGCTTCTGGACTTTTAATTACTAAGTAATTTTTTAATAAATCTTCTCCGCCAGGTAAGAAATATAAACTTTGCAATTCTGCAAACGGAATCTCTTTTGTCTCTCTTGAGGCGAACTGACGATTAACTCCCATTTCCGGAACTTCATAGCCAACTCTTCCGCTATCTCTATTTGCAACTTTAATTAATGTATTTTTTTCCATATTCAATTATTCTCCTTTTATCTCTAAAAAAATGGGAGAATTAATAATTTACATTATTCAATTCTCCCAAAAATATCATTTGTTACTTATTATCTTTTGTTAAAGAGGTGTTCTTGTATACACAAATACCTGGATTTACAAGATAAGTAGCTACACCAAGTTTCTGATAAGTCTGAATCTCAGTAGACCAATCTCTATTCTCAAAAGATTTAACCTGGGCTTGACCCTCAAAAGCAACTTTTACAGGCTTTTCTGCACCAGTTGGAATAATATAAGCAATCGAAGGATCAATTACTTTCTTTTCATTTGTTTCATCTTCAAAAGATTGAGGTAAGATAATTACATTATGTCCTTTATAAGAAGTAAAATAACCATTATTCCAAATCTGATCTTTCATTGCATCAGATGTCCATTTTTCATCTGGAATCATAGTAGCAGCAAATTCAAAAGTACAATAAATAGTAGATTTGCCATAAGCATCTGCAGTAGCAAGCAATCTATCCATCTCATGCTGATTAAATGCGCCTTGAGTAGTCTTGTTTACAGGTTTAATAGTATCTACAGTAGCCTCTAAAGATTTTGCAATCTCGCGATATACAGATTCATCTAAACCTTCAAGAACTAAATTATAATAATCGTTAAGTGTGAATCTATTATCAAGCATTTCTTCCCACTCAACTCTAGCAGCTCCGCCGTATGCGCTAGTAGGAACTTCGAGTGAATAACCGTCTAATTTGAAAGTTTCATATCTACCAGCTAAACCTACTTTAGTAACAAACTGTTTAGCACGTTTCTTAGAAGCTTCGCTAATATTTACTTTAAATACTGGTCTTGTACCCTGAGCATAAGTCTTAACATCAGCAAACTGACCATAGCTCTGCATAACTTTAACTGGAAGTACTTCAGTAAGACCAACTTCAAGTAAAGTATAAATTAAATTTTGGTTTTCGCGGAAAAGCTGTGGAGTTTTTCCAAGCTCATTTAATTCATTAATAAATGTTTTATTAAGTGCTTCCGCAGAAAGCTTCTGATCTCCAAAAGAATAAGTAGCTGAAGGATTTAAAGAAGCTTTAGCATTGGCTCTAGCCAATTCGATTAAACTATTTCTATCTAATGCCATTTCTATTTCCTCCTATTACGCAATTCTCATAAGCTTAACGCCCGGTTGACCGTCAGCCATTGTATAAACCTTAACTACCTGAAATACTGGACCTTTTTCATCTCCAGAAAGAGCTAGATAACCAGTAGCTGGATCAACATAAAGTTTAGTTCCTTCACTAGCCTCAATTCCTTCAACTTCATCCATATCATGCTTTGCAGCTCCGCCAAAAGCATTCGTTGTATAAATATCACCTAATACAGTAGAGATTAATCTAGGAACAATCTCTCCATCTGTATAATCAGTAGCAATCATAGCAAAATCTTTATGAGATTGTTTTCTCTCATCATAAAGTTTTTCTTCATTATAAATAAGCATCCATTCGCCATCGCCAGTAAGATTTACTTTACCAGTAACATAGTCATATTTAGCAAATCTACCATTTTCAATAATAGTACCCATTGTGGTGGTATCAACTGGTAACTGTGCTAAAATCTGTCCTGTTACGATGCCTGAAAGATGGTTAGGTTCAACCTGCGCGAAACCTTTTCTACTAATTGTAGCCATATTTCATATTCCTCCTGTATATTTATTAAAATTTTGAGTTTTCTTCAACTTCACGAACTGCTTTAACCCAGTCTGGAAGTCCGCTTGTTTCATCAGTTAAAGTATAAGTAGTAATATTATCATTCTCAGAAGATACTTTTGTTTGAGCCTGCTCTGCGGCGAGTTTTTTCTTTGTATAAATAATTGAAAGTTTAGCTTCGATATCATCTAAAGAATATTTAGATTTATTAGCTACAACATCTTTCTTATCTTCATCATCTAACATATAAAACTGACCAATTAAAGCATCTTTTTCTTTGTCTTCGATTTCAGCTTTAAATTTCTTTAAAACTTGATAATCTTCTAACATTGCGGTATATTTTGTATTTAAGTCATCATATTCAGCTTGAAGTAATTCATATTTCTTTTTATCTTTATCATCACTTTCGCCGCAACTGTATTCTTCTTTTTTCTTTTTCTTATCTTCTTCTGAATCTTCTTCGGAACTAGAATCTTCTTTATCATCAGATTCTTCATCCTTTTTTTCGTCTTTTTTAACGAATTCAGTCTCAGCCTCTACAACTTCTGCTTCAGCAGGAGTTTCAACTGTATATTCAGTAGTAGAAGTTGTTCCTTCTGTATCAATTTGATTTTTCACTGTATCCTCTAAATTAAATTTGTCCTCAACAGTTAAATTTTCTTCAGTTACAGGAGTGTTATCAACAACATTCTTTTCTTCCATGCTTTGTCCTCCTTCTAACGCAAAACGTAACTCTTGCATCATAGTATATAAAGTTTTCTTAAAGTTATCATCTACCTTAGTAAATGTTGAACTAACTTTTGGTGCGGTAACTGCAGAACCTTCAAAACAAGGCTCAACATCTTCGCCTAAAATACATAATTTTGAAAATATCGCGTCATTTATAATGAAAAAATCCATACCTGTCTTATAATTTTTTGACCATTGCCCCTGAATTGTTTCATCATCTAATTCCATTGACTGCGGTTTTCCTTCGCCCTCAACAGCAGATTTACATTCTTCAAACTGACCTGTCCAAAGATAACCCGTAGTCATTAAATATTCTCTTACGACAGAATTTCCAAAATCATCTTTATCTTCAAATTTTTGAAACCAAACTTTCGCATCTGGAGCTACAAAACCATAAGGAATTGTCATACATTCAAATTTGATACCTTCATCATCAAAAATGATTTTTTCTCCATGATCTGTAAAATCTTGTTTCTCTTCTTTATAATAACCAACAATAGGCGCACCTCTAAGCGATTTTGCCATATCAGTAGCTACTTCTTTTGAAATGTAACTATGGTTACGATTTTCTCCAAGATATAAAACTTTAATTTCACAACTAGACATTAAGGGATTAATATCTAAAGGTTGTAAATTAATAAATTCTGGAGAATCAAGAGTCGAAATTGACTGGTGCATTTGCTTCTCCTTTCAATTAATTCATACTTTCTCGATTAGCTATAGTTTTATCAGATTTTTCTGAATCTTCTTTTTCATTTCTGCCCACTTCCCCATTACCATTTGAAGAATTATTTGAGTTAGACTTTCTATTTAACATATCTGCATTCATTGTGCTAGACATTAAAGGTGGAATAAATACATTAACTAAATCAAGAATATCATTTTCAAAATAAGCATTAGCTAAAATAGAGCTTTGAGACTGTCCAAGTGCAATTTGCGGAAGCATCTTTGAGTAACCTAATTGAGTTTGTTCTTTATATAATTTAGCCATATCTTTATAATTATATATTGTTGTAGTTAATATTTGCGCTCTATAAAAAACCTTTTTTGGATTTTTATTAAAAGGAGCTAATAAATCGTTTAAAAACGATTCAAATTGAACAATTAAATTATACATTGCGGCTTCATCATTCATAATTGATTTTTCAAGAGCAATATTACCATCAGTATTAAATAAGTTCTGCGCAGTACCAGATTCATTATAAACCGTACGTTCTACCTTAGTTAATTCATCTACGGTAGTTGTAGTATTTTTATCCGCCATATCCGCAACTTCTACATCTGCGAACGTAGTTAAGACATCAATACCAATTGCTTTCCCCAACATTTTAACGGCATTATTATGTAAAGCTTGAGCTTCATCAACATCAAAGATTAGATCTCCATTTTTATCCATTGGCATTTTTTGAATAATAATTTTTAACAGTTTTTGCGCCATCTTTTTTCTGTCTAAGTCTTGTGCGGCATCCAGGTCTATAATAGCTGGAATAACAGAAATAAAAGCTGGATAATCTTCTCCATTGATATTAAATTTAATAACATTTTTTGTTTCTAATAAGTACCAACCAGATGTATCTCCAGGAAAATCTGGAATTAAACGACCTTCCTTATAAGCGATATATCCTTTTTTAAATTCTGCGGGAAATAAATTTAACATTTTCATTCTTTGAATAGAATCTCTAAAAGTATCATCAAAAAATCTCATATTAAATTCAACTGCAGGCCGCTGATTCACAGAAAATCTCGAACGACAATATTCTGTTGGCAATTCCTGTACTACCATTCTATTATTTTGTGAAATTAAATATCCATAATAGCAACCATTTCGTAAAACTTTTAAAGCTACTTCACCAAAAAAGCGTTTTACTTCAAAATTATCTAAATATAATAAAGCTTTATTAAAACCATCTAAAACTTTATCATCTTTAACACTTTCGCTATTTACATATGGAGTAATCATCCAATCATATCTATATAGATATGCCATATATCGACATAAGCGAGAATAAATACCGCTAGTCTTATAAAAGAAATTAGAAACTTCTTTCATAGTTTGGAGATCCCCCATATGCATAGCTTTTAAAACAGTTTGTTTATCTGCTAATCTAGGATTAATTTTTTTATAATCTCCTAAATGATAAACTGCATCATCAAGAGATTTAATTCCTACTTTTATTTTAGAAAAGTCTGGACTAGGAATATTCTTAGGAACATACATATCTGGGGTGTCTTGAGCAAGACTCATGTTAAAGCCTTTTTTCTTTATTTCTTCTTTTCTATTAATCAAGATAGACACCTTAACCTTTCTAATTATAGTATACCATAATTTTCTGTTCTTGTCAAATTGATCTAAAATAAATTTTTTAGTATCCTGCCGCAGTCATTATATAATCATAATCTACGCGACCTTCATCCCAATAAGGAATAATTATAAGAGTAATATTATGTTTCATACAGTATTCGCGCTTCTGCATATCATTATACTGTTGTTTTCTTAATCCAGAAATTCCGCCAAATTTACTCTTAGCTTCATAATGTTGTATCCCTTGATATTCTATTAAAAAATCTAATTCATCATTATCGTCAAAAACAGCGAAGTCAAATCGAAGAGGGCGACCGCTTGTACTGACTAAATCTGGAAAACTATACTCTTCTTTAAAATTTAATCCTGAATCATTTAAAATTTCCTCAATTTTTATTTCTCCTCTACTTGCCCTCAACGAAACTCACCTCCTTCGTACCTCCAATGAAGTTTTTCACCTGTTACAGGATGCCTTCCAGAGGTTTTCTTTTTCCGAGACAACATTGTCCTACATAAACTTTATTATTAATTTTATTTTTATGCAAATAAATAATGTATCTGTCCATAGAAAAGTTTCCTTTCTAAGTCACTATATATTTTAAAAAAATTTTTATATTCTTTATTAACTTCTGTCCTTTATTTTTACCCATTAAAAAACATAAAATCAGCAATATTTCTTTTTCTCTTCTTTTTCTTCCTATCTTCTTCTTGTTTAATATAATATAATCCATATTCAAAAGCAGAGAACTTGTCCTTCTTAATACTTCTTGTTGATTGTTTTAAAATAATATTAATTCCTTCGTTTTCTTCTACTAGATTTAAAAGTTGCTCTCTTAAAGCTGTTGTTAAAACAAAAGGTCTCAAATAATCATTTCTTTGGTCAACACTCATATTCTGACCAACTTTAGTTGACATTAATTTTGTTTTTGCTTGGCTTTCATCTATTAAGAATTTTATCTTTCCACTATACATTTGCGTTTGAACATATGTATGCGCTTCAGTATTAATCGCGGCATTTGCTTTTATTAAAAACATTGCATCATTTTCAACATCAGTGCCTTTAATCTTTTTATATGGTTCTGTTGCATCTTCTGCAGTTCCGCCAGACACTCCAAATGGAGGGAGAGTTTCACCAGTTTCCGGATCTATTTGCGCTTTTGTCATGAAATCAATAAGACCAGCACCAAGACCATTGGCATCAATAACAACTTGTCTAGCTTTATATTTATAATATAATTTTTTAATATTTATAGCTTGAACTTCAAAATCTTCTGCATCATAAGTATAAAAATTAACTACGGTTTTTAATGCGGATCCTTGAACTTGCGGAGTTACTTTGATAGGAGATACCTCTGTGGTACACTTAAAACGTCCAACATCGACACCTAATATATAATAAGCGCTCTTACTACTTCTTCCACTATATTCATACTCTGGCTGTAATAAAACTCTATGTTTATCAAATTTTTCAGCAGAGAAAAATGCATTTTCTGCATCTCCAGACCAAATACTTCTATATTCTCGATCAAATGAGTCTTCATTAAAAGTGCCTTGTAATTTTAATTGATCTACAAAATCTTCATCTAATAATCCTTCTGTTACAGGAGTCTCATAAGTTCCACCCATAACCATAACCATATCTGGATCAATAATAGATTGTATTAATAATTCAATTAATTTATCATATGCAAATGAATTTTTCCAACCCGCAGTTGTAATGTAAATTTGAGACTTATTTACATTTTCTTCATTATGTCTAGTTCCATCTGGTAAAAGTCTATTTACATTGGTCGTAGGAATAATAATTTCATTTAATGCAGTTTGATCAATAAGAACGCACTCCTCCATTAATCCGCCTGTTCTACGCTGACCTCTTGACGATTCTTTTGCTGCAAGAATATCAATAGAAGAACCATTTTTAAATACATATTTTACATTGTCTTTTGATTTTGTTGAAACGCCGCGATCCCAGTTAATTTCATTATTAAGTGCTGGTATCAATCGACATATTTCTTCAATCTTTGCAATAGTAATAGATGCAGCCTGCTCTTTTCCGCCAGTGGTTACAAAAAGATTAGCTCCTGGATACAATATACATCTAAGCATTAATACCATCATAGATAAAAAAGATTTAGAATATGCTCGCGGGAAGGTCGCATATACATATCTATGACGCATAACAATTCTAATAAAAACCCGCTGATAAAAATAAAAATTAAAAGTACTATCCGGGCCTTTCATAAAATCTACTAAAAGGTCCGGATATTCTCTATAAAAAGATATTTGAATTCTTAAATTCCCAATTTGAGCTTTTAAGCGCTCTTCAGATAAGCCTACTTTTTGATTATATGAAATGGATAGTTCCATTAGATTTTGTAGACTCATGAATTATCCTCCTCATAATAACTAGCTTCATCCGCAAGCTTTTCTTGATGAATCATTTCTTTATGAAGCTGTATATCTTCATCATTAATTTGAACTTCATCTAATCCTTGCTCTTTTGCTAATTCTTTATCTTTTTTCATGCTCTCCGCATTTTCACGCTTTTTGATATAGTCCTCAATTTGTCTAGCAAGCGCAGTATCTTCATAAATTAAAGAACGAGTATATCCTTTTAAATCATTGATTACTTTATCAACTATATCATAATTAACTTTAATTTCATATTTTGGAATTTGTCCACCATATTTTTCACAATAGGCAACCATCTCACCAACAGAATCAACAAATTCGTTCTTTTGTTCTTTATTTTGAACTGCGGTAAATTTTGCGGATTTGCGTAAAGAATCATACACTCTTGAAAGTTTTTGATATCCATCCATATCGCCACAATCGATTGCCTGGTTCATTTTTAAATAAGTTTTACAGATAAGAATCAGGGTTCCAATAGTATCAGAATCTTGAATATCAAAAGAGTTCATCATTTCATTATATTTTTTTTCAAGATCAACCCATTCGTTAGGCTTATATAGTCTTCCCCATTTCATCGCAAGATAAATCTTATCATCTGCAGTTAATTCTGCGGCAGGGTCTACTAGATCTTCTTCTTTCATAAAATTATTTTCATTATAAAAGTTATTTTCTCCAATCGGATTCTGTGGCGCCATATGCGGCATTTCCGCATGCTGAGTTTCGGTACTAACTAATGTTTTATATTGAGCCTCTGATATTTCTCCTTTTTCATACTGCTCTTTTACTTCTTCTTCAAATTGTTTTTGAGTTTCAATAGCTAATTTAGCTTTTTGCTCATTCTGCGCGCGAAGTTTTTCGCCATCCGCCCATCCATATTCTTTCCATTGCTTTAATTTCATTTTGGAAAGATATTTTCCAATAACGGACATTCCATTCATTCCATAAGGATCTTTGGCATAAGCCTTATCTCTTAATACATTCCATTCTTCTGGGACATAAGGAACATCCATGTCTTCTAATATCCAAAGATAGGTATCTGGGTCAAAGTTATCAATATGCATAGTCAAACATTTTTTACAAAGTTCAGTTTTTCTACCATCTTTATAGGTATAAAAATTTTTTTCATCCATTGATTTGCCGCATTTTGAACATACACAACTTGGCATAAAAATTCCTCCTTTATAATATTTTTATGAATTTATTTGCAACATTTTTTACATAAAGAGTACTATTTTTTTGATCCAGACTTCTTGTTGCGACATACCTTGCATATACTGTAGTAGCCATCTTTTGCGGTCTTATTTTTTGAAAAAAACTTATTATGAGCTAATTTAATTTTCCCACATCTTGAACATTTTTTCCATTTACCATATTCTTGAGTAGTATAATACCAAACTAAATAATCTTTTTGTGCTTGTTCCGCCAATAGCTTAGGAATTTTATTTCTCCATAAAGATGAAATATATTCAACTGAATGCTTAATTCCATGCTTTTCATTTAAAAGTTCTTGAATTTCTATATTTTGTTTACCATCAATTTTATAGATAAGTAAATCATAATATAATGGATATTTATCTTTTAAAGTTTCTTCAATTAAATTATCTAAATCTTCCATTAAAAAATATGAATCACTCCAAAACTTTCCCCAAGAATCTTCTTTTAATTTTGAATAATTACACAAAAGCGCAGAAATATGTTTTGGATTAAATAATGAAATTAATCCATTACTAACTGGCTCATTATCTACTATTTTAATAGTTTCATCAAGTTGTAATTTTGAAAAACTTTTAATTGCATTCATGCAATAGATAGGTTGATGATAAGAATTTTTTATAACATATTGGTCTTGGCGCATTTCAATTAATTGTTTTTTTAATAAAAACTTGCGCTTGCCCGTTGCCGCTTTTTCCTGTTCCTCTACCTCTTCGATAGCAGTTCTGAGGCGCTTTAAAGCAGGGATCGCCGCAATATCTTCTTGTGTAATTGATACTTTAGGTGTAAAAATGATATTTTTATCATTTGCAATCATATTATAGATGCCGTCTTCTCCATTTTCAAGTTTACTTGCTAAGCCTTGGAAAGATGTCTCTCTTTTGTTAACAGTTACCATTCTATTATCAGTTAAGATTTTTTTCTGTTTTCGCTCTTCTTTATCCATAGCGAAAATTATATAATCGGTTAAAATTTCTAAGTATCTATTAGTAAGCTGTTCAGGAGGAGTTTCATCTATAATCTTTTTGACTAATTCATTGCGCTCTTGCGGGGTTGCGAGTGTATAATCTAATTTCCTTGTTGGTTTAATATTTTCTTCAACAATTTTTTCTTCTATTGATTTATCCAAATCCGCATTTTCTATATCATTTTCTTCCTCTTCATAGAGCGCATCTTCTTCTAAATTTGCCATAAAAGCTCTCCTTTCTACGTCTTAATTATAGTATATCATAAAATTTTTTCTTTGTCAAACTCGATTTAAGAAAATTGATTGATTTTATTAAAAATTTTTTATATAATATAATTAGAAAAAACAAAAGGAGAGATGATGAAATGAAAACAATTTATAAATATCCATTAAAAAGAAGAAATCCTTCAGATAACTTAATAAAAATTAATATGCCTAAAAATGCTGATCTAGTAAATTGTGGTTTAGATATGAATTATAATATTTGTCTTTGGGCTTATATAGATAGTGAGGAAGAAGAGGAAGAAGAAAGAAAATTTTATATTTTAGGAACCGGATGGGCGATCCCAGAAAATAAAATTTTTATTTATATTGGAATGGTTAATGATAATGGATATATTTGGCATATATTAGAAGATGCGGGAAGCGAGGTGTAAGGCGCCACGAAGGGAGGTTTCCGCAAAATGACATTAGATGAAGCAATTAAACATTGCGAAGAAAAATATAATGAGCAAAAAGAAAAAGGTTGTGAAGAATGCGCTTTAGAGCATTTGCAGTTGAGAGATTGGCTTTCTGAGTTAAAAATGTATAAGGAGTTAGAAGAATGAAAATTGCAGTTACAGGTCATAGACCAGAAAGACTTAAGGGACAAGAAGCCATTATTGGTCAATGGTTATATGACCAATTAAATAAATTACAAGAGCAAGAAGAAAAAATAACAGCCGCATATAATGGAATGGCAATGGGAGCTGATCAAATCTTTGCTTTACAATGTCTAAAATTAAATATGCCTGTTTATTGTGTTTTTCCTTATAAAAGAAAAAGATACCATCAAGATGAACTTTATATTATGAAACAAGCAATCAGTTTAATTACTCTTCAAGATAAATATTCACAGGATTGTTTTTATAAAAGAGATTGCTACATGGTAGATAATTGTGATATTTTATTTGCAGTTTGGGATGGGCAGCCGTATGGTGGAACATACGATACTATTGAATATGCAAAGAAACAAAATAAACTAATTATTTATATACCGCGGGAGCTGTTATGAAGATTGTAATTCTAGGCCCATGGGGCTTTGATTAGCTCTCCGTAACTATGAATAAATTAATTGAAGATAGCCAATGCTTTCTTTTTACTGTGGTATGCGGCGGACAAGATCAAGATTCTGTGAAACAAAGTATTAGTTATCAATGGGCAATTCAAAATGGCGCACCAGTTGAATTTTTATTTGAAGCGAATGTTGAGAAGTTATTAAGAAAAATTGTCCAAACCGCAGATTATATTGTAGCTTATAATGATGGAAATAATCAAATATTAAAAAGATTAATTATGCAATTTAGAATGGAGGGAAAACATGGCACTATCATACAATAAAAAAGGAGTTAATTTATATAAGAAGGGACTACCTTCGCCAAAGAAAATCGCCACTAGAGGATTATATGAATTGATGTGGGGAACAAAACCGCGCGATTATGGGAAGAGGTTAAAATAAAAATGGGACAGATGATTTTTGTAAATGAAGATGAATATAATGAGTATCGCGGGAAAGCAAAATATTTTGAATTACTTGCTACTGAATTGGAACAGGCTGCAGATAGTTTATACCCTGAAATGCCTTATTGGACTGACACTGGTAATTGCTTTGATGTTGCGGAAGCTCAATTAATGGAAATGAGATGGGAATTAGAGAGAAAAAGAAGACCTTGGAAAAAGAAAATAAAGGATGCTCTTATATGAAAAAGAAATTAATGTAAAATATCTTATTGAAAAATTTACAGATATGGCTAATAGAAAAAGTTTATTAATTGGAAAAAATGTAAAACAAGAAGATTTATTAATTCAGATTATTGGAACAATTGCTAAAGTGGCAATGGAAGAGGAATAAAATATGATAGAATTTTTCAAAGACAACAAACACAAATAGATATATTAAAATGTCTGAATATATGAAAGAAATGCGGAAGAGCTATTAAAAGAAGCTAAAGTTAAGGATTAAAAATTATTTAAGATTCGTGTTTTGATTTTGAAAATACTTTTGGAGATTTTTTTGTTCAGGCAAAACCCAATCTAACGATCGAAATTTTTATTTTCCCGAAATATACGCCCCCTTTATTGCGCGAGTACGTCAGGTTCTTTACACGATTTTTCTCTTTGCTTTCTAGCAGCTACCCTCAATTGCTCGGCTCGCGCACAGTCAATGCGAGCCGACTTGCCTTGTCAATAGTAATAATGCACAATTTTTTCGCAGTTGTTTTGTTCATTTTGCCAATTAAAATTTTCCCTAAAGTGCATTATCATGAAAACATAAATTAAGAAAAAGTTGCACAAAGTTATAATTGAATCTTTGTGCAATTTGCCTATTGCTTTTCTTAAACGACAATGCTATAATGTATTTACAAGGTAAGGAAACAGACAAGAAAGGAAGGAAATAAAAATGGTAAAGGGATATAAAGTGGTAAAGAAAGCATATAGCATGATGGAGTCTGATAAAGAGTTCTGGTTCTCTTCAAAACATAAAGCTTCTCAATTTGCAATGTCACAATGCGGCTCAATAGAAGTCTATCGTTGCTATGATAATGGTTCAGAATGTAAAATTCCTTGGGATTATCGTGAGTATTCCGATGATGAAGAGTATGAAGCTTGTTAAGCTTCATACTCAATGAATAACATGAATAACAAGGATATTATAATAAAAAAAGGATGATGATAATTATGTTGAAAGAGTATCAAGTCACACTGTTTTGCACAACAGGAGAATACAAACCAGTGAGTTGTATTATAAAGCAAGACAATGAGCTTATCAGAACAATAGGTAAAGAGAACTTTGTTAAAACATTGAGGATCAAAGGCATTGAAAAGATCTGTGTCAAGCGTTATTGGACAAAAGCTGATTTAAAAAGATATAATTATCTTAAGATTAAGGTCAGAGAGTATAATAAAGAAAAAATTGAAAAAGAAAAAGCGGAAAAGTATGAAGCTATAAAAAAGAAACGCGGCTGGGTCACTTCATAGTGACTTTGGGCGGGATAAAAAGAGCGGTAAAGATACGAAAACCGCTTGACATTAACTAGCTACTACGTTATAATAGTGGTATCAAAAGAAAGAAGGAATAAGATATGACAAAAGAACAGATGATGGATAAAGTAATTAGAAAATTTGGGTTTGAGGCAGATGAAACACTTGACTTTTGTTTATTTTGTATTCAGTTAGGCGGGAATCCGACTATGAAGCAGATTAAAGCTAGGTATAATGAACTAATGGAGCGGTGAAAACCGCTTCATTTTGACTTTTAAAAAATTTTATGGTATAATAATAATATAAAGAAAATAGAATATAGAAAGGAGTCGAACCGAATGGGCAAGGTTAGCTTAGACGAACTAGCAGCTTTAAGGCTTGTACTTAACTTTGTGAGTGTCAAAGATCTTATCTCATCAGCAATGAACAATTTTGCTGAACAAGAAGACACAAAGTCAAAGGACAATGCAAACGTTTGCTTTGAAGCTATTAGCACATTTTTGAAGTAATACACTTCAAGGGTTACCGCGAACAATCGTAGGTAGCTCGGTTCACTCCATAGTAACATAGACCTAGCTTTTTCCGCAGAAAAGCTAGGTTTTCGCATTTTAAAGCTGAATCCCGCAATCCAAAGGGCGAAGATTGTTAAAAAATTAACAATAAAAACTGCTTGACTTTTCCGCATAAACATGATATTATAATAGTGGGAGAAGGAGTGGACACCAGATAGGACGCAGACACTCAGCCTGCAATTTTTTATTTTTAAAAATTTTTTAAAAAACTGTTGACATTTATTGTAACGTATGGTATACTTAAACCATCAAAAGAAGGGAGAACAAAACAATGACAGAGATGATGATGTACGGAGCAACTTTAGAAGATCTTATGAAAGAACTTGAAATTTCTGATGAAGAGATGTTTGAAGAGGCTAAGTAAAAAGTCTCTTCAAAAAATAAAAAAAATTTTAAAAAGTGCTTGACAAAAAGCTACTAAGGAGTTATAATTAAACCATCAAAAGGAAAGGAAATCCAAAAAGGATTAAGGTAAAAAGAAATGACAGAAATTACTTATTACAAAACTACAAGCTACGGTGGAATGGAAGGAAGAGATTTTCAAGAAAGAAAATTTGAGACAGAAAAAGACGCAAGAGAAGATGCTATTAAGGATACATGGAATGTAAATTTTACAATGTATAAAGTTACAATGGTATTTAATGGAAAAATTACAGAAAAAGAAGAAAGAATCGGAAAAATTGAATGCGGCAGAGAAATAGCTAGAAAAAACAGAAAATGAAAGCTAAAATAAAAATTCAGCAGGTTGCACCAAAACGACCTGCTAATTTTTGTATATTTTTACTATTGACAAATTTTGAGCAGCGCGTACGTTCCATTCTTTACAAAAATTCTTGCAAATTCTATAGACCTTAACGCAATTTAAGGTCTATAGAAAAAATAAAAAAATTGAAAAACTACTTGACTTTTACAGCAAACGTGATATAATAAAGACATAAGATGAAGGAAAGAAAGAGAGGAAACAAAAAATGATGGATTTAGAAAATGGTATGTTTATAGGTATGTCTTATGAAGAAATCAAAGCTCAATTGATTGAATTAGATGTAGACTTTGAGTATGATAATGGTTGTTTTTTAGTTGGTGTTAAAAATGATGACCATTATTTAGTATACATGGATGATAAAACTAAGTCAGTATGTGTAGAATCTTACTGGATGTACGTCGATAAAAGCTTTTTTCTTTTCTCTTGACAAAAGGACTCAATAATTTAATAATAAAGAAGGCTTGATAAAAAGCTTTCTTTATTATTAAAAAAACACTTGACAATTTTAATTAAATTTGTTATAATAAATACATCAAAAGAAAAGAGGAAAGAGAAAATGAGAAAAATTATTGAAAATATTGAACTTGCGGGTTTGGCTGTTTTAATTTCATTTGGTATTTTTTTTGCAAGTTATATTGAAAGCCATTATAGTCGCAATGCAACAATTATTGATCAAGAAACCGCAACTCTTTATCTGGCAGAAGATGAAACTGGAAATCTATGGGAATTTGAAGGAAGTGGCTTTTCTATTGGTGATAAAGTAGTATTACAGATGAATAATAATGGTACTGATTCAAATATTTATGATGATGAAGTCGTAAAAGTAAGATTAAAAAAGTAGTTGACAAATAATTACTTTCATGTTATAATAAATACATAATCAAATAAAGAGGGGGTAACAAACATGGCAATGTTAGTTAGCAAAAAAGAATCTTATGATAGACTGATAAAATATCTTACTAATAATCAGTATTTATTTACTGTAGAAAAGTTGCGCGAAGGATGGATTTTTAAAATTAAAGAATAAAAAGTATTGACAAACTAATCATTATATAGTATAATAAGTGTATCAAAAGAAAGAGAGGAAAATAAAAATGACTGCAACAACTATGAATGAATTTAAAGTAAAAGGATTCGCAAGAAACGCAGAGGAAGGATTAGAAATCATTAAAAAAGTTATGAAAGATTGCGAAAATCAAGTTCTTTCAATCGAAACATCAAGCTTAAAAGATGGAAGATTTAAAGTTACCGCTACTATCAACTTAAGACCTAGATCAATCTAGGTCTTTTATTTTTATTAAAAAAGTATTGACAAATAAGCATGTCTGATGTATAATTAAATCATCAAAAGAAAGGGAGATTAAAAAAATGACTAAGAAAGAAGATAAAGAAAGAGTAAAATTAATTGGCAAGATGATGACTGGTAAAAAATCACCAAAGAAGAGTACAACAGATTAAATGAATTAGAAAGAAGATTTCAGAGTGGAGAAAAGGTGATGTAGTGGAGAAGAGTAAATTTTTCTCCATTTTTTTTAAATTTTTAAATAAAAATGCACAAAATAAAAATGAAATTTTGTGCAATTTTCCACTTGACTTTTTGACGGGCGGCGTACGGTCCTCACGCCGGCGAAATTTCAATTATATCATGAATCGCTCATTTTGTCAATAGACAATTTGCACAAAATTTTTATATATTTTATCCCGAAATGCCACAAAAATTTTGCACAAAACCGCACCTCAAATTTTGTGCAAATTACCTATTGTAATCTCGTTCAGTTGTGTTATACTATAATCAAGGAAAGGGATTGCGGATGCCACACAGCTTGGACTAGTCAGTTAATGAATTTTAGGTGGTTAGTCTAAGGTGGCTACAGTCCCACCGAAAGGAGAAAAATATGGTACACTATAAAATTGAAAAATGGGTTCAGTTAAATAAAAATCATAAAAGACAATATATTTTTGTTGTAAAAAATATGGAAGAAGCTAATCAATACTGGTATAGCAAAGGAAATATTTCTACTAAAGCAACTGTCATTTCTGGTTTTAAATATTGGTTTATGAAAATCTTTTATAATTGCTATAAAAAAGAATACTGGGAAGATCAAGAAAAATATTTTTAAAAAGTAATTGACAAATAGAGATTAGCGTGCTATAATTAAATCATCAAAAGGAAGGGAGATCAAAAAATGAAATATCAGGCAATCGTTAGTGGACACGTACTTGGAACTTATGAAACAAAAGAAGAGGCTGAAAAAGAAGTAACTAGAGCAAAAAATTCTTATTTAGCACTTGTTCATCCTGTTAATTGCTTTTTTGTAAAAGTGATTGACAAATAACAACATATATGCTATAATAAGCTTATCAAAAGGAAAGAGGAAAAGAAAAATGAAGAAAGTATATTTAATTTATGAAGCAGAAAAAATAATTGCAATCGTATCTTCTAAAAAGAAAGCTGTTGATTATATTAAAAGTTGTATTAAGGATACAAAAATTTTTCATTGCTACAATGGAAAATTTGGTTTGGAAAACAAACATGAATATGATGAAAATAAATTTTTAAATACTAAAGAAATTTTAAATTGGTATTACAAAGGTATTTTTGCTTCTTACAAAGTAGAAGAAAGAGAGGTGTTATAAAAATGACAAAAGAAACAATGATTCGTAATTATAGAAAATACAGTGCTGCGGATTCTTACATTTTAGGCTTTATTTATAAACATGAAGTTTATATGATAGAGGTTGCAGAAATTATGCCTAGATACCTAAAAGTTGAACATGAAAGTTCTAAACGTGGGGGTTGTGAAAAACTTCAATTAAGACTTCCAAAACATTATCAAGAACAATTAATTAGAAAAGGCGCATTTATTATTGGTTCAGAAAATATTTTAATTGGCAAATATAATAAAGGCGTAGAATTTGAAAGAGTTATTTCAGAATTGCATGACAAACCTTTCAGAGGAAAAGACAATATTCCCTTTTATATAGAAGGTGATTTAAATGTAAATGGAAAAGAAATTCAAATTAAATTTAATGGAGCACAAATTGTAACATCCCGTACACTTGAAAATTTAAAAAAGAAAAAACGAAAAAAGGCTTGACAAAATAAGTCTTTTGTCCTATAATAAAGATACAGAAAAGGAAAGGAAGTAAGAAAAATGAAAAAAGATAAATGGATTTGGTTAGATATGGATGGAAGCATTTGTGATTTCTACGGCGTAGATGGATGGCTTGAAGATTTAAGAAGCTACAACGAAAGACCTTACAGAGAAGCAAAACCGCTTTATAACACCTTAGATCTTTTAGCTACTCTGGTTGATTTAAAAGAAAAGGGATATAATATTGGAATTATTAGTTGGTTAAGTAAAGTTCCTACGGAAGAATTTAATAAAAGAGTCATTAAAGCAAAAATGAACTGGTTAGAAAATTATGGTTTTGATATCATTCTTGACAAAATTTTAATTACAGCCTATGGAATTAAAAAAGCAGATACTTGTAGAAAATATGGTTATGGAATCTTAATTGATGATGAAAAGAAAAATCGTGATGACTGGGATTTAGGAATTACAGTTGATGCTACGAATAATATTATTGAAATTTTAAAGAGATTATAAAAATCTCTTTAAAATTTCAAAAAAGCACTTGATAAAAAGCATTTTATCCCTTATAATTAATTTATCAAAAGAAAAAGAGGACTTGAAAATGATAAATTGGATATGGTTAACTATTGTTGGATGTATTATTTTTTTCTTAGGTATGATATTAGATGATAATAAAAATTATAAAATGCGATATTTTTTAATTCTTGTTGGTGGATTATTTTTCTTAATTGGACTTTTTAAAGATGATAAACTTTCCAAACAAATCTTTAGGACTGAAAAAACAGAAATTGTTATTCAAATTGAAGATAAAAAAGAAGATCGTCATTTTGTAGGAATACCCGGAAAAGGTGGACATTTTGTTTATGATTATTATGTAATTTGGGATGATGAAAAAACAGAAGTATCTAAAAGTATTTATGATAATTATAATATTGGTGATACAATTATAGTTACAAAAACTATTACCTATAAAAAACAAGACGATGGAACAGAAATAATTCAAAAAATTGAATATAACTAATTGACAAAAAGAAAAAAGCATGTTATAATAGAGCTATCAAAAGAAAGAGAGGAATTGAAAATGGATAAAATGATTATTGATATAATTAGAAAATTTGGTCCTGAAGCTAGACAAACAATTGGTTTTTGCGCATTAGTTGAAGCATGCGAAAATGGTAGTCTTGAATTTGACAGAGTGAAAGCTAGATATGAATGGCTTATGAAGCGATAGAAATATCGCTTTTTTATTTTATTATTGACGGGTCGCGCAGGGTCCTTGCGCGACCCAAAATTTAATTATATCATATGTATCAGTTTTTGTCAAGAGAAAAATTGCACAAATATTTTATTTTTTGGATCCCGAAATTTGTGCAATTTGACTACTTGACTTTCTGCGGCTGTGGTGCTATAATGTATTTACAAGGTAAGGAAAGGAAGCAAGAAAAATGACAACTCAAGACGCTTATAGAATTGTATTAAATGATATACTCAACAGTGGATGCGATATGTTTATTGGTAAGCATGACGCAAGTCATGGAGACTTTCATTTCATGTATGGTATTGGTACTATTATGGAATTTATCGCCTATAAAGTCAGCGAAGCTGATGGAGACGCATTTTCTGATTTATTTATTAAAAATATGATAGAAAGTGAAAAAACGCTTGACAAATAATTCTAATGGAGTTATAATAGTTACATCAAAAGGAAAGAGGAAATTAAAAATGAGCAGAAAAAAAGAATATTACTTAGTTATTGATACTGAAACCGCAAACACTTTGGAACAGCCTTTGCCTTATGATATTGGTTATGCTATTGCAGACCGCACAGGGCATATTGTTCTTAAAAGAAGTTTTGTTGTAGCAGAGATCTTTTTAGACCATCCAGAGATGATGAAATCCGCATACTTTGCGGAAAAGATTCCTAACTACTGGGATGATATTAAAAGCGGAAGCCGCATTTTAAAATCCATCTTTAATATCAGAAAACAGATTAAAGCAGATATGAAAGCATGGAATGTTAAAAAAGTCGGCGCTTATAATATGAACTTTGATAAAAGAGCATTAAACAATGTAATTCGCTATTGTAGCAAGTCATTAGTTAGATGGTTTTTCCCATTCGGGACAGAATATTTTTGTATCTGGTCTATGGCTTGTCAAGTAATTCTCAATAGCACAAGTTATATTAAATTTGCTTTACAGAATGGTCTTGAAAGTGAAGCGGGAAACATCCAGACATCCGCAGAAGCTTGCTATAGATTTCTTATTGACTCACCAGAATTTTGTGAAAAGCATACTGGACTTGAAGATGTGGAAATTGAAGTAGACATTATGGCAAAATGTTTTGCGACTCATAAAAAGATGGATAAGAAAATTAATACAGCTTGTTGGCGGTTGCCACAGAGAAAAAGAAAAGAGTTGGATTTAAGAAAAGTGTTCGCCTAGTGCGAACACTCCCCACGGGTGAAAAATTTTTTAAAAAAACGCTTGACAAAATATAACTTATCATTTATAATAGAATTATCAAAAGAAAAGGAGATTTAAAAAATGGGTTATCCTAAAGCATTAAGAGGTCAGCGCAAATATGATTTTTCAATTAATGAAGAAGCAAGGTTTTGTATGAGAATTGCCAATCATCCTAGATATTTTGCAATCAAATATTGTAATTCATCAGATCCGCATATTAAACTTCTCGGACAGAGAATTGCAAAGAAAGTTGGAAAAAAGTGCTTGACAAAATAAGCTTTATCCTGTATAATAAAGATACAAACAAAAAAGAGAGTTTTCAAAGCCAAGGGGAAACAAAAACTTCTAAAAAAATAAAAAAGTCCTTGACAAACAAAAGAAAAAGAGTTATAATAACAATGTAAACAAAAAGAAAATTCATTTAAGAAAGGATGTATGAATTATGACAAAGATGACTAAGAAAGATTGGTACAATGTTTTAAGAGGTATTGTTGAGGCTACTGAAGTTGACCGCAAGGATGACATTATTTCTTTCCTCGATCATGAGATTGAGCTTCTGGACAGAAAGTCTAGTAAGTCCACTCTGACTAAGACCCAGAAAGAGAACACAGAAGTGATCGAAAAGATCTATGACACACTTGTAGAAATCGCGAAACCAGTAACTATTACTGAACTCATGGAAGATGAAGCTATCGCAACTTATACTCTGAAAGATGGCAACCACCTTTCCAACCAGAAAGTTTCCGCTTTAATGAAGAAACTGGTTGACTCTGAAAGAGTGGTTAAGAAAGTAGAGAAGAAGAAAGCTTACTTCTCTGTAGCTTAAAGAGTGGGGCGAAAGCCCCACTAACCCTTTTTAAAAAAGAGGTGACTACATGAGCGAAAAAGAAAAAGAGATTCAGAAACACATGGAAGTCTTAGGACTCACAAGAGAAGAAGCCGAACAGCTTTATGATGAAGATAATTCTAATGAAACTCTTCCAGAAGTTGCGGAGATGGAACAGAAAGCAAAATCAATGAAGCGGCGGTATGAAGCAGATAGAACTACTGACCGCAAAAAGTCCGCAAGAGTCTTAAAGGTTGACACTGAAAAAGTAGAAATCATTAGTGCTATTGCTAAAATGCTTGTCGCTGATGAAGTCAAAATTGCTAATAGTCAGCGTGAAATTACTTTCAAAATTGGTAAAAATGACTATTCACTGGTATTAACCAAACATCGAAAAAATCAGCAGGGTGCATAAAATGCATCCTGTATTTTTGTGCATTTTACCTATTGACAACAGAGAAGAAGCGTTATATAATTGGCGGCGCGCGGTGGGTCGTGACGCGCCCGTTTTTACCTAACCTTTTATTATAGCACATTTTTTGCGCTTTGTTAACTAGTAATCTTACACAAAGATTATTCCCGAAATTTGTGCAATCTGCCAATTGATTTTTTATAAAAATTTTGATAAAATATAATTACAGAAAGGAAAGAGAGGTAATAAAAATGAAAAGTAAAGGGTTATTAGTAGACAGAGTATTGCTTTTAAAACAGATGGATCTTTATGTTCTTAAACATGTTGACAATGAATACATGATTAAATACTGGCTTCTTTATGGAGTTCCAGATGAGTCAGACATGGACGACCTGTTTGAGATTGCAGAAGATAATGAGCTTTTTCTTGATGTTATTAATGCTTTTAATTATTGCACAAAAAGAAAATAAGGGCTTGACAAACAAGTCCTTCTATGATACAATTAAACCATCAAAGAAAGAAAGAGGTAAAAATTATGAGCAAAGTTGATTTTCTGAGAAAGTATCGTAATGACTATGTTTTCCGCGCTGAGATGAGAGCTAAGGGCATTAAGGTTATTCAGGACAATGTAATCTTTTTTAATCCTGATGGTACTGTAAAGGCGATTGCTGGTGCTTATGTAATGTAGTAAAATCGCCTAGGTTAATTCCTAGGCGATTTTTAAAAACTATTGACAGGTTTAAAAAGATTTGCTATAATATAATTACAAGGTAAAGAAAGAGAGGAAGATAAAATAACATTTGAACCTAAGATTAGTGGAACTAAAGTAAGCAATTTTGAAATTAAACCTATTTTTAAAGGGCAATTTATTACATTAAAAGAACTTGTTACAATGGATTTCAAACAGGAAACTATGGACTGGATTTTGGATACCTTAAGATTTTCAAAATGTGTCAATGGTGACTGGTTAACAATTATTGATTTAGATAGTGTTTATAAATTATCTATTCTTGAAAATTATCCAGAATATGAAAAAGAATTAAAAGATTATTTTGGTGATAATTGGATGAAACACTATATTCGATTTGGACATTAATTGTCCAAACCAATTGAAAGGTAGGCATTATTTATTATGAAAGGAAATTCATATAAAAAAGGGACTGTTGGAGTTTGCCTCTATTGTAATTATACTTGTAGAAAAGGGCATAAATGTCCTATTTACAAAAAATGGGTGAAAAAATTTAAGAAAAAAAAGTTTGACAAAATCATTCAGACCTGATATAATAACAATAGAAAGAAAGGTGGAATAAGTAATGAAAAATATCTTAACAACTGGAATTATAATTTTCTTTATCTGTAGCTTAATAAACGTAATGCTTTCCACAATGAAATCAATTTTAACTTTGCGGGCTGACCGTAGAGTTGCCGCACTTATTAACGCAATTGCTTATGGTTTTAATGCTATTATTGTAAAACAGCTTGCAAGTCTTGACGTGTCTATTACAGTAATAGTAACAATTGCTACCAACTTAATTGGCGTTTATTTATCCAGATTAATTATAGATAGTTGCAAAAAAGAATGCTTATGGAAAATTTCTGTTACTACAAAAGATAAAGATATAATTAAAAAGCTCGAACCTTTTGCAATTAGCTATACTTCAAACCCTGTTGAGTATAGAAACGAATTTTATTATAACATTGATATTTTTAGTAAGACAACAAAAGATAGTGCAATTATTAGGGATATCTTAAAAGAATATAAGGTAAAATATAATATTACTGAAATCAATAAAAGATTATAAAATCCTGTTGACAAAAGTAAGAGAGTGTGCTATAATTAAATCATCAAAAGAGAGGAGATTTAAACAATGACAAAATTAACTTATTTAGTAGGAAAAGAAGAGATTACAACTTATCCAGAGGCAATTGCAAGAGCTAATCAGTTAGGCGTTAAACCAGTTCCAAAATACACACAGGTTGCGGAAAATCCACCTGTAAGCGCAGAGTATCGAGCTAAAAGAGTTTCCGCAATTAAGGCAGAAAAGAGAGGTAAATAAAATGATTTGGATTTGGGATCATGATGGAGAAATTTTTTTTTTCCATAAGAAAGAAAATGCCTTTAATAGTTTTAATGAATATCTCTCCAGAACTTGTAAAAAAAAGATGAAATAAAATTTGCTATAAAAAAAATGGAAACAGAAGGATACTGGTATGAAGACCAGATTTATTCAAGTGATTTTAAAGATTGAAATTTAAAAGTCAAGTCACATAAACTTGGCTTTTATTTTTTATTTAAATTATCTATTGACTTTTCGTCGGCGCGCAGACAAATGTCAAGCGCCGAAAATTCCATTATACCACACCCTGCAAAATTTGTCAAGAGCAATTTTAGCCAATTTTTTTGCCTTTCTCTTCCCGAATTTCATGCACATTGCACAATAGCAGAATGAACAAATAATCCATCCAAAATTCGTTGATCTTTGTGCAATATTCCGACTTGTTTTTTTCAAAAATTTTTGTTATAATAGTCTTATCAAAAGAAAGGAAATAAAAAACCGAAGTCAAGGCGGTTCGCGCATTCCTTAAAAAATTTAAAAAAATAAAAAAAAGTCTTGACAAACAAAAAGAAATATGATATAATGATTATATCAAAAGAAAAGAAAACATTTCAAAAAAGAAAGGATGTATGAACTATGACAAAGATGACAAAGAAAGATTGGTATGAGGTTCTGAAGGTCATTGTTACTGAATCTGGAGATGAGCGCATTAATGATATCATGGCTTTTATTGATCATGAAATCGAGCTTCTGGACAAAAAGTCTAGCAAGTCCACTCTGACTAAAACCCAGAAAGAGAATATTGCGGTAATTGCTACCATTAAGGATGTTCTCGCTGAAATTGGTGAGCCTGTTACTGTATCTGCATTACTTGAGAATGAAAGTGTAGCAACTTATACTCTGGAAGATGGTAGAAAGATTTCCAATCAGAAGTTGTCTGCAATCCTTAAAAAGATGGTTGATTCTGGTGAGGTTGTAAAGACCTATGAGAAGAAGAAAGCTTTCTTCTCTCTCGCCTAAGCGGATGGGGGGCGAAAGCCCCCACTGCCTATAGTTTAAAAGGTAAAACAGTTTGAAGATACAATTTTGTGAAGATAGACTAATGTAAGTTCAAATCTTACTAGGCAGTTTTTATTAACTAAATATTGCTTTTCCTCCTTTCCTTTGGGACTTTTTAGTCCCATTGACTGCCTGTAGCTTAGTTGGTAAAGCACATGACTTTTAATCATGGGAGCATGGGTTCGAATCCCATTAGGCAGATTTAATTGGGGCTTTAGGCTATGGATATATTTTCTTTTAAGATGGTAACTTGAAAGAAAAATATACAAGGCAAACCACTTCTAACCAAAGTATCACAAGTTCAAATCTTGTAAGCTCCATTTTACTATCCTAACATTGTTTCCCTCCTTTCCTTTGAGCGGTTGAAATGCCGCTCAAAACTTTTTAAAAAAACTATTGACATTTTAAAAATTTTTTGTTATAATATTTTTAGAAACAAAAGGAAAGCATGGAAAGAGAGGTTAATAACATGACTTATAATTTAGATGGTAAGAATATCAAAATTCCAGATAGCGAAATCAAACAGAGTATGGAACACTGGAGCATTACAAAAGAAGAAGCTGTTCAGATGTGGTTAGAAGATGAAGGCTATCTTGAAAATGAGGAACAGGAAGAGCTTGAAAAGAAAGCTAAAGAAAATCGCATTACCGCAACCATTCATCAAGCAACATCAGCAGAGCCAAAAAAGAAAACCCAGAAAGAGCGCACCAGAAAAGAAAATCCTACAAAAGAAATGGTAATTGCGGAAATTGCAAAAATTCTCCCAAATTTTGCGGAAAATGTGGAAATTTTGAATGTTGGTAAGTTGATTTCCTTTTCTATTGGGGATGAAAAGTTTGAAGTAAATCTAATTCAGAAGCGGAAACCAAAGAAATAATGTACAAATTGCATAAAAAATGCGGAAATGGAGCTAAAAAGCTCCATTTTTTGTGTTATTTTATTATTTTTTAGTGATTTTTAACGAAATTTCAATAAAAAATTTATATATTTTGCCTATTGACAAGCGCATAAAAGTATGTTATAATTAGCGGCCCGCTGGCGACCAGCAAGGGCCGAGACCCCATCCCACTTACCATATGGCCAATTTTTATAGTTGTTTGGACCTATTTCCTCTTTCCTCCGAAATCCCGAATTGCGGACTCATATGCGCCGTTCGCGCAGTTATTTGACTTTTATAATAAAATATGATATAATATTAAAAAAAGCTATTTTTAATCCCGCTTCCATTTTAAGCTTATTTTTCTTTTGTGTCGGAAAAATATTCATGAGAAGGTAAATCTAGCAAAATTTTTAGAAACTGGATTAGTCAGGCTTTTGCACAGAGTTAAACCCGCCGCTTGAATTTTTCAAAAATTTTTGATATAATATATGTATAAAGAGGTAAGAAATAAATAATAAACAAAAGGAGTAAATTACCTATGGAAATTGATATTAGAAAGTTGTTAAATTCTGGAATTACTGAGAAAGAAGTTCTGGATACTGTTCAGAAAGAAATTAACAAAGAAAAAGCTAAGATTGAGGAAGAGAAAAGAAAAGCTGCGGAAATCGCCGCAAAGAATGAAGAGTTGGATGGAGCAAGAGAAGATCTAATCTATGCGGTAATTGATTATTTGACTGTATTAGGCGTGTTTCCTAAAGGTATCTGCACTAATGAGGATATTGAAGCGTTTAAGGATGCTTTGAAAGAATCAGAAAATGAGCTTGGTAAGCTTTCGCCGATGATGGAACTTATTTATGATTTAGACACAACAAAAGCACCAAAGAATAAAGGTACAAAAACATCTGATGATGTATTGATGCAGTTTTTGAAGACCCTGTCATAAGGGTCTTTTTTTATTGGGTAAAAGGAAGACGATGACGAAGACGGTGAAGAAATGGACTGGATACCGGTGCCACGTCACACAGATCATTACCACTAGATCATTGCCAGATTATTATCTACTAATACAGATCATTTTTTACTTATACAGATTATTTCCCCCACAAAACTCATTCCTATTCATTATTAACCGCTCAACTTATTTTATTTATATAATTTATTATTATAACCACATTTTATTTTAAATATTATCTTATAGCACAATTTATTTTAATTACTTCATTCCATTAATCTTGCTTTTTATTTAATTACTAAATATTTTTTATATTCTCTTTTATTTTTTTAATCATTGCCTTTACTTCATCTTTATGTTCTTTTATTTCTTTATCATTTATATGCTTTAATTCTTCTTCATTTTTTTCAATAGCAGACATCTCATCTTCTATGACTTTATCTGGTATAAAATAATATAAAAGTTTTCCTTTTCTCCATTTTGATAACCACATTTGATACTTTCTCCTTTCAATCCTCATATAATAGCATTTCCTTAATAGTTAATTAATAATATATATTAATACTTAAATATATTATCAAAAGTAAAATAAACAGAATTATTAATATAATTACTAAAAATAATTTAATAATTTTGAAATCAAAATTTTTGATGTCCCTTGCCAAAATTTTCAAATGAGTTTTTAAAAATAATATATACCTCTATGCGGATATCCCATCCCCGCAATTTAATACCTCTATTTATATTGAAAAATTCAAAGAATTTCTGCTTTTAATATTTTATTAGAAAATTTTTAACACATTTTTTTAACACATTTATTACTTTTATATTTTCAAACAACTTTAATAAATTTGTTTGAATTAAGCAAAATACTTAAATTCATGCATGTTTTGTTAAAATTATGGACCGATAGGTGAATTTAACAATCCGAAAGCGAGGAACGAGCTTGAGTGAATTGTTAAATTCACCTTAGTGTGATTTAAAAACTATTTCTATTTCTATTTATATGGTATCTAAATTTTTAACACTTCTATAGAAATTTTTTAACACTCATTAGAAAATTTTTAACAAATTTTTTGCTATCATTAGAAAATTTTTAACACTTCTATAGAAAATTTTTAACACGATTTTTTAACAACATTATTAACTTTTTTAATTTGTATCTGAGTTTTATCCTTTTCAATCTGGATCTTATTAAAATCTACTAATCCCAATAGTTTTAACACATTTAAAATGTCATTAATAATTTCATTATTACTTGTTGTTGTAGTTGCAATTCCAATAAATTTCTTCATTTGACTCATAGTTACAGTAAATTCTTGTTCCTTATTAGCAATATATCTTTTTAATAAATAAACGTAAAGACTAATTGAATTTTGGCTTAAAGTATTATTTAATATTCTTAATGTTTCAAAAGGTACTAAAGAACAGGTAGTTTTATCAAGATAATTTAATTTATATCTATCCTGTTCTTTAATAAAAACTATTAATCCTAAAGATATTAAATTTTTAAATTTAGAAGATGCAGTCTGTCTACTAGTTCCCATTCTTTCCCCCAAATGAGTATAATTAATATCTTTTTTATTTACATAACGCACCTTTTCATTATCACAAACTTCTAAATAAGACATCTCTTGAAGGATTCCATATAATAAATCATTATACTTCTTATCTGCGGTATATCTCTCTATACTAGGAATCTGTCTTGAATTACTTTGAATCTGCATATTTTTCCTCCTTAACTCAATATTATATATAAAAATATTTTGTTAAGGGTTAACAATTATTGTCCTAATTAGAAAAATTTTAACACTTGCTAAAACCGTTTTTAACAAAATAATTAAAATCGAAACCGTTTTTTCCGTAAAATCCCAACAAAAATCTTGTTTGACAAAATGTTAAAAATTTATACATCTTAATATACTACTGTGGAAACTCACTCTTTTGCGCCTTCAACAATTTGACTTACTAAAGCCCATTCTTTAGTATCTTTAGTATCTTTAGATCCCATTAAATCTATATAATAATATGATGCACGTCTTAAAGATCCGTCTTCCATAATTACCACTGGCATAGAATAAATTCCTAAAAAACATGGAGCAATAATAGTATTATAATCAACTGCCTCAATTCCTTGCTGCATTAAAATTTTATCAAATTTTTTCCCTCTTATTCCATCCCTAACTTTTATACATTCAATTGTTGTTCCATCTTTTAATCCAGCTATTAAATTAAACTTAGATTTTCTCACCATTTTTATTGCATCTTCTGGAATCATACTTAATATTTCATCAAAAATACGCCTAACCCATTCTAAATCTTTATAAAATATTCCAATTCTTTGAGCAATTATACTAATCATGCGCGAACCTCACTTTCTAGTAACTTTGATTGCATCCCATTCCACTTTAAAGTGGCAAACCCGCTAGTCATGATAACCATTACAATTCTCTCTCGCACCAAAATAAGCATCTATTTTCTGCATAGTTTCATTTGAAGCTATTCTTGGTAAAATATTACTATTTTCCTTAGAATTAGAATTAGAATTATTTACTTTCTCTGTCTTTCTCTTCTCTTGTTCTTCTAATATATCAATATATTTTTCCAAAAGTCTACTATAACTTCCTAATAATTCATTATATTGCTTTTGTAATCCATCTATATCTTTTCTTAATGTACTAATAATCTTTAATGCTTCAATATCCATATTAATTCTCCTTCTCTAATGATTCTATTGATCCAAAATCATTGTTAATTAATGTTTTCAATTCAATATCAAAAATAGATTTTTTATAATCATATAAATCTCCAGTTATTTTAAAAAATGGTTCTTCCATGTTTCCATTTCCATAACTTATATTAACATTTCTAACATTATTAAATGATATAACCCACTTTCTATCTTCGTCATCTTCACCGTTTAATATTATATTTTTAATTTTTACTCCAGGTTCATCAATAGTCATGCGGTAACTTTCCTCATTATTCTTTTTTATTATGTTCAAATCTCGCCGCACTTTTATTTGAATCTATAATACCATAATCATTAGTTCCACGCTTCACTAACCGAATCCCGCGCCTTTTCATTTTTTCTACCAGCCGCAACCAATGTCTTACAACCTCATTTTCTGATACTTTTAGCTCTTGACTTAACTCACTTTTATTCATTTAATTATCCTCTTATTTTATATTAATATTATATCATAAAATTTACTTAAAGTCAAGAAAATCCTCAAAACCATATCTTTCTTTTGATTTTTTAAAAAATAAATGATAAAATTATTATATAAAATAAAAAGGAGAAAAATTATGTCATTATTTTTATCTATTTCACAATTTGTATGCGCTTTTTTAGCGGGAATTCCTGCACTTGATTTAGTTGGAACGACACGAGCTTATCTTTATATTGTTTTTGCTATTGGTTGGGGATTTCTTAGCGGAGCAAATTTAGCTAAATTTTTTTATAAAGATTTAAAGTAATAATTTTCTTTGATTTCTAATTAAAATTTTGTTATAATTATTATATAATAAATAAGAAAGATAGGGGATTGATATGATGAATAAAAGACTTATTGCGGAAGCTATTAAAATTGCAATTAATTATCTTGAAGCAGAAAATATTTATGAATCAACAGCCATTCTCAGAAAAAGAGCAGAGAAATGGTACTCAATGACTGAAATTGTTTCTCCGCAGACGTTGGCGGCAGTTGTCATATCAGGCGACTTTATTCCAGGTATTACATGGAATGAAATTGAAGATATTGAATATTTTTATTTCCCTATTGAGCCTATTGAACATGGTTGTTTTCATATCAATGAAATTGAAGAAGCTATGAGAATGGAGGGGCGGATGTGAGAAATATATTTTTCTGGCTTTATGTTGTATTAGGATATCTTATTTTTGTTACACTTTTTTATATTGGCGGAGCTTTCATTTTAATTAATTTATTTACAGTTCCTAAGTGGATTGCGTTTATTTTAATATTTTTATTTCCTTTCTTTTACATAATTGGGTTATTTATTATTACAGAATAAAGGTAGATCATATGATTTACCTTTATTTTTTATAAAAATTTTGATATAATAATTATATAAAGAAAAGGAAAGGATCGTGATAAAGTATGGAAGATAAATATTATGTAGCGGATTCTTATAAAAATTTTAAAAGAATTGGTGAGCCATTTACAAAGAGCGGTAAATTATATACTAAAATTAAAAATAAATGCGATCGTTGCTGGAAAGGCATTTATGTGTGTAGAGCTGAAAATGGTCAGCCAGTCCCGCATCCCGCATATAATGAGGTTTGTCTTAAATGTAATGGAACTGGTTATATTGAGAAAGAGGTTAGACTCTATACAGAAAAAGAAAAGGCTACATTAGATCGCGCAGCCAAACGTAGAGAAGAGCAGAGGATTAAAGCTAACGAAGAAAGAATCGCAAAAAACAATAGAGAATCAGAAGAGAATAAAAAGAAATGGTTCGCAAAAAATAGTTTTGACGAAAATGGTTTTACATATTGTGTAATTGGAGATTCATATTCAATTAAAGACAAGTTAAAAGAGCTTGGCTTTAAATTTGATCCTGTTTTAAAATGGCACACAGATAACCCAAATCTTTCATCTAATTTTCCAGAAGGCTATCGGCTTATTCCAATTACTTTTGATGAAATTATGGATTGGCAGTCACAGATGAAAAATGCTTTCTTTCTCGAAACCGCAAAAGACACCGTAGATCGTAAATTTAAAGAGGCGGAAGGACCATCTGAAAGTGAATATTATCCTGCGGAAATCAGTGAAAGAATCAGAAACATTACTGCTATTTTTAAATCTCGTAGAGGCTTTCAGTCTCAGTTTGGTTGGACTAATATCTTCACTTTTGAAAATGAAAAACATGTATTAGTATGGTTTACAACTACTGATTTAGATTTGGAAATTGGTCAAACTATAGATTTAACTTTTACGATAACTGGAAAAGAAGAATTTAGAGGAGTGAAAACTACAAAAATTAATAGATGTAAAATTATTCCTATGGAGGCATAAAATATGAACCTTTTTATTATTTCTTTTATTTTTAAATCATTAATAGTAATAATAGTAATAATGGGAATGGTTTTCTATGAATATGAAAATCATAAATTAAAATCTAAAATAAAATATTTGGAAAAAGAAAATAATGAGTTAACAATAAAATATAATCATTTATTAGATCAATATCATGAAAATCAACGATATATTTTAAAACTTTGCAATGATCTTCAAGAAGAAAAAAGTAAAAAATGCATACCAGCTGGTATCATTGATGCAATTAAATTAGCTATGAAAAGTTTCACATCCAGATAATCTATCTGGAAATGTAGAAAGTTTTATAAAATATCATAAAATTTATAATATTTTAATAGGGAAAGAAAAGAAATAAGTTGCTATTTAAGCAACTTATTTTATTTTTATTAAAATTTATGATATAATATATTTATAAAAGAAAAAAGGATTGGTGATATTTTTATGGATAGAACAGAAAATATTTTAAATCTTTTTAAAGATTGTATTTTTAATGGGGAACTAACAGAAGATACTTTTGAATATGATATTTTAGATCATCTGCCAAAAGATTTATCTTATAATTATTTCTTTGGCGCCACTAAATTAGTAATTATTTTAAGTGGTACTAATTTTGTTATTAAGATTCCCTATACTGGTTTTATAACATCTACAGAAGAGTATGATGAAGATGCAGATGAATATGTTGATGGAGAAGAATATTATGAAGATTTTTCTGGCGCAGATAATGGAATAAATAATTGGGACTATTGCCTTAAAGAGGTAATGGAATACCAAGATGCTAAGAAAAATCATGTTGAAAAAGCTTTTGCAAAAACAAAAATTATTGGTAAAATTAATGGACACCCTATTTATATTCAAGAAAGAGCAGAAACTTTCTGGGATAGAAGACATAAAAGGTATGAAAATGGAGAATACAAAAAGTATACAAAAGAAAAAACGAGTCGAGTCATAAGTAGATGTGAAGAAAAAAATTTTTTATGTTTTAATAGAGATTGGTTAACAGATTTACTGGAATATTATGGTGAAAAAAAATTTGATCAGATTATGTCTTTTATTAAAAATGCAGAAATCCGTGATCTTCATAATGAGAATCTTGGCTATATTGGATCTCGTCCAGTATTAATTGATTATAGTGGTTATGCGTCTTAGTTAAAAGTGTTTTTAATATCAAAATAAAAGAGAGGTGCTTAAAATGAGTAAAACTAGAGAAATCGCTTGCTTCTTTTATCAGTATGAAGGTTGTTGCGCTAAAGGGCGCGAGGGAACTTTTTACAAGCAGTGTCAGCATTGTGATGAATATTCCCCTGTGAGAGGCGGAAAACCAGCAAGAGAAAACTTAAAAGCTAAAAAACTTGATAAAATTATTAAAAAGGAGAAAAGTCAGTGGAATTTATTTTAATATTTATAATTATGATTATCTTTGGTATTATATACTTAACAAATTCTGTTTTAAAAGTTGTATTATCATTAATACTTTTTGGATTATCATTTTTTTTATTCGATTTAACACATTATAATGTTCAAAATATGTGCAAAAATAATGCAATTTCATATGAACTTGTAGAAACAATTGCGCAAGCTACCGGTGAATGCGAACATGATATTGCATACTTTTTAAAATATGCGGCTGGTGCTGAAATGGACTTATATGATGCTGTTAGTATTATTGATCCAGATCTTAGTAATGAAGAGGTTACCGCCATTGTTAAAATGAGTGATTTGCGCCAGAAAGGGGATAATTAATGAAACCAATTATTAATCCATTATATTTTTATTTTATTAATGTTGCTTCTAATTTAAAAGAAGCCGTGGGGTTATTTGGCGGTATTATTTTAAGTATTGCAATTTGTTGGTTTATAGTAGCGGGAGCAGCTAAGATTGAAAATAGAATAAAAGATATGACATGGCACCTTAAAAATATTAAAAAATTAGTTATTACAAGTACAATATTTATTTTTATTGCAATTTTAATGCCATCAGAAGCAACTATGTATAAAATGATGGTAGCTTCTATTGTTACACCAAATAACATTCAAGCAGCGGGTAATTCTGTAACAGATATTATAGATTATATAGTAAATAGTGTAGATAAAGTTATTAATGAGAAGGAGAGCGAATAGCTCTCTTTTTTGATTTTTAATAAAAATTTTGATAAAATAATAATATAAAAAGAAAGAAGGCATAATAATGAAATATGTAAGGCTTGAGTATGGAGTTTCAATTAAGCAATATAAAGTTAAATATCTGTCTTTTGATGACGATTCTGATGATAGATATGTAAAGAATCATTGTTGTTATGTATCTGCGGAAGATGCCTGGAATCATGCTAATACAGATACTTTTGAAAGACTTGGATATCTTGAACCGCGAGAATATTATAAAAATGGAGAAGATTATGAACTTGCTTGTAGAAATGCAGAAATTATGTATGAACAAGCTATTTGGTTTGATTATGAATATGTATCTGAAGAAGAATGGAAGAAAGGCAAAGCAATATAATGAAATATATTAAAATTAATTTTGGAAATGAATATTGTGGTTGTGATGGAGAAAAATATTTAGCTTTTGAAGATGACTCAACCGAAGAGGAAATTGATGAATATGCTTATGAATTGGCAATAGAAAATGCTAATTCATATTCCTATCTTTATACAGGATGGGAAAATGATTTTGAAGATGAAGATGATGAAGAAAATTATTATTCTAATATCGAATTTTTCTGGGAAGAAGTTTCTAAAGAAGAATGGATAGAAAATAATGGAGCTATAGCGTAATGAAACTTGATTATGGTCTTTATATGGCGGAGCAAGAAGGATTATTAGATACAGATAGAAAAAACAAAATATTAGATATTATTAATGAGTTTATAGACGCTTATTATTCTGGATCTGATATTAACAATTTTATCTTTCAGAATGAAATTTTTAATAAGTATTGTTTTTATCCTACTACGTCAGAAGTAAGTTTAATTAAGCGGGAGGTAGAAAAAAGAATCTAGTAAAATACCCCATCTATTGATTTTTAAAAAATTTTATGATATAATATTTACATAAGATAAAGAAAAAACAATTTTTATGAGAAAAAAGGAGATTAAAACTATGGCAGACAAAATGACAAAGAAAGATTGGTTTGATGTAATTAGAGATATCGTAGAGGATTCTGAAAGTGATCAGAAAGACGGCGCTATCGAGTTTATTGACAAACAGGTAGAGTTACTCGCGGCAAAGGCAGCTAAAGCACAGGAGAGAGCTGCAGCTAAGAAAGTTGAAGGAGATGACCTTCGTGCAGCGGTTTTGGCAGTTATTACCGCAGAGGCGCAGACTGTAGATGAGATTGTCGCTCAGATTGAAGACCCAGATGCAACACGCCAGAAGGTTGTTGCTCGTTTAACCCAGCTTGTTAAAGCAGGTGAGATTGAGAAGGACATGGCTAAGGTTGATGGCAAGAAGGTTACAACCTATAAGATTGCTTAATCCAATCCAATGAAACTTTAAGGGATGGTTTCGCCATCCCTTATTTGCATATAAAGGAGCTAGAATATATGAAATTCTGTTTGAATTATACAAGAAAAAATAATAAATACTATAATGAAGTAAGTGAACTTACAATAGTATATAACAGAACTGATACTAGCTTAGTTCAGTTCATGCAAGAGCACAAAGATCAGAGAATTAATCTTTTTATCAAAGATGAAGCTGATTTTATTAAAAATAACTCTATTAAATTTTTTAACGCTTTAAAAAAAGAACATCCTGAACTAGATTTTGCTTTTAAATTGACGGAATATTATATATCTAAAGAGGTCTATGAAATAATTCATAATAGTGAAATTAAACATAAAGTTTTTTTTAGTGACTTTGTTGACAATTGGGATACTCTTTGGGGATTTCTTTTTCTTGGTGTATCTGATATATACATAGTAGAAGAACTAGGTTTTGAATTAAATCAAGTTGCGGAAGCCGCACATGCATATGGAACTCAAGTTAGAGTTTTTCCAAATATAGCACAATCTTCATGGACTAAAACTCCTGCACTTATGAAATTTTTTATTCGCCCAGATGATGTTGAGACATATGAACCATATGTAGATGTAATGGAGTTTTTAGGAAAAGAAGATTCAATTGAAACTTATTATAAGATTTATGCTATTGATAAAGCATGGTTTGGACCACTTAAAGAAGTTATTATTGGCTTTGATGGTGAAATAGATAGTAGGTTTATTTTGCCAATTTTTGCGGAATGGCGTATAAGATGTGGAAAGCGTTGTCTTAAGGGACATCCATGCAAGATCTGTAAATCTATAGAAGATCTTTCTATGGTTTTAAAAGAAAAAAATCTTATGATTAAGGATCTTTCTAAATAATTGATTTTTTATAAAATTTATAATATAATATTTATATAAAAAGAAAATAGAAAGGAATTTTATATGGAAAGTTATTTTTATGAATATAAGCTGTTTTATTTAGTTGACCATAATGAAGAAGAAGCTCATGGTGTAGCATATGCTAGTAGTTATAGTGAAGCTGTAAATAAAATTGAAGATCAATATAATTCTATACTCACAATAGAAGTTTGGGAAACTGATAGTGATAGTGTTTATGATTTTGCTGAGAATGATCTAGTAAGAAAAGAGGAGGATTAAATCTATGGCGGCAAAGGGGAGCTTCTTAAAAGAAGATATTATTAAAGCTATTTTGGAAACGTTCCCAGGAGCTTTTAGATATGACAAAGAGATTCGAATTCCTGGAGTTGAAAATGGAGAAAATTTACAGATCAAAGTTAGTCTTACTTGCGCAAAAACTAATGTAGAACCAGATGGAGATGCTGCAATTCCAGGAGCTAAGATTACAGTAACAAAAAGTACAGACGTAGATCTTCCATGGGATGATGCGGAAAGCACGACTACTAGCAACATTGGACTAGAGCCAACCGCAGAAGAAAAGGCTAATGTAGCAGCCCTGATTAAAAAATTGAATCTTTAAGGAGAGCTTATATGGCACATCAGTATAAAGTGAGCAAATGGAAATCTGGATCGGATCACTGGTATTGTAATGATGTTACAAAATTATCAGAGATTTCCGCAAAATGGTGGATTCCCGCGCGATTGCTGAATATTTCATTGACAGACTATATTCTTTTGTTAAAAAATCAGTATAATGCTACTATCGTAAGTTATAATAAAGATACTGATGTGCTTATTTTCTATTGGGAAAAAGAGATAGATTGCAATAAATATGTAAGATATATAAATTCTGTGTCAAGAAAGGTTAATTTTATTATTTAATTTTTTAAATATAATAAGAATTTACAATAAAAATATGTAAATCGTTTTAGCTGCTTATAGGCTTAGAATATATAAGTATACAGCATTGGATGTTGTTGGTGAAGTATCCAATTTCAGAACAATAAAATGTTTTATGAATATTTTATTAGTCAAACGTCATGTAGTGCGTTAATCTATTAGTTTTCTCTTGACTAGCAAAAACTTACCGAACTAAGAGATTTTTGATTTTTTAAAAATATTATGATATAATATTTATATAAGTTATAAAAAATTAAGAGACAGTCCGAATGGAGTCTTTAAACTAGTCGGTGCGCGTTATGTTGAAAGGTCTTAGTAAGCGGGTTGCCCTGTTTAAGGTGATAAGTAGATTGAAAACCCGAAGAACGTAGAAAGAAAAAACCTTCCATGAGCGAAATTCTCATCAAAAACTACCTGCAAGAATAAAGTGCTAAGCTTTAGTAGGATTATGCGAGCATAGCTTAATGGTTAAAGCCGAGTTCTTATAAAGCGAAGACCCTCACAAGGCATAGTCTGGGTTCGAATCCCAGTGCTCGTATTTGCTAGATGGCGTAATTGGCAAACGCAGGGATATAAATAAAAGGATTCTTGAAAAAGATTTATCCAGCAATTATATTTTTTAAAAGGAAAATCCCTAAATTGTAGGTTCGAATCCTACTCTAGCAATTATTTATTTTTATTTACAAAAGGACAAAAGCATTTATTTACTTTGAAATAAAAATAAATTTTTTAAAAGAGAATGATTATTATGTAATGCTTTTTGTTAGGAGGTATTATATATGAGTCGATCTTATAAGCATAATTATTTTATTATTCAAGAAAAAGAAGATTATCATTATCTAAACAGAAAACTTAGACGTGATAAGCTTGCGAAAATCCCAAAAGGTAGCGCGTATAAGCGGCATGATAAGCATTGGAATACGTGGAAGTACATTTGGACTTGGGAAGATGCTAAAAAAACATATTATGAATGGGCGCATTATTATGAAAAATATACTCTTGAAGAGTGGTATCAAAAATGGCGCAAATGGTGTGTAAGAAAATAGCATTTAACAAGAGATTAGAACAGGCGATTCAAGTTGTGAGAGAGCTTGGATTAGAGAAAGATACCCTTCTGATTATTGGGAATCTATTATAGAAAATATTAACTTTTTATTATTTTCTACTTGTTCTTGTATAGGTTTTGAGAATTTCGCAAAACATTAAGAAGAAAGGTATGAAAACAACAGATGAAACTAAGAAAGTATTTAGGAGCTATTGTTATATCGTGTTTAATTGCGGCGACCCCTGTTATGGCTGCGGAAGTCCCAACTGAAGTTACCACTGAGTTAGAAACCGCGCACTTTGATGAAACTGATTTAAGATATATGACATCAATTATATTTGCGGAAGCTGGTAATCAATGTATAGCGGGACAGCAAGCTGTAGGAATTGTAGTAATGAATAGAATCAATTCTACTGAATTTAGAAATTCAGTATATGATGTTATTTATGAAAAGGGTCAATTTAGCCCAGTAAAAAATGGAGCTTTAAATAAAGCTTTAAAGAAATATGACAATGGAGAACTTCCTGAATCATGTATAGAAGCTGCAAAATATGCTTTAGAAGGTAATACTTCTGTAAGTTATAATGGAACTATATATGAAATGAGTAACTATTTATATTTTAGTAGGCGAGTTAAAGGATGTAAATTGCAAATCCAAGATCATCAATTTAAATAGATTTTTTCCCTTTGATTTTATATAAAAATTATTATATAATATTTATATAAAGAAAGGAAAAATATTCTGTTATGGAAAAGATGTTAATTTTTGTTGATGATGAGAGAGACTGTCCAAAGGAATTTAAAAAATATTTTCCGCTTATAAAAATTTGTAGAAATTATAAAGAAGCAATTTATACTCTTGAACATGAGAACGGAGTTAGAGATTTATATATTTCTTTAGATCATGATCTTGGAAGTAAAAAATCTGGATATGATATTGCTAAGTATATTGTAGAAAAAGGTATTTCTATTGATGGCTTTAAGTGTCATTCAATGAATATTGTTGGAAAAGAAAATATTGAAAATTTACTTCTTCACTATGGTTATAAAAATCAATTTGATTTTTAAAAAATTTTTTGATATAATATTTATATGATAAGAAAGGAATAAGAACAAAAAGGTTTGTAGTATTATTTCTTATAAAGATTTTTCAAACCAGAAACCTTTACATAATAAGGGGGTTGAGTTTTTGCGCCAAGGTCTTTATTATAGTTGTTAGGAAAAAATTCTTATCAAAAGTCTTAAATTGATTTTTTAAAAAAATTATGATATAATACATAATATAAGAAATAAAAATTTTGGCTAGTAGCTCAACAGGTAGAGCACGCGGCTGTGCGAAAATGGTGTTAAGTAGCATAAATGAACATTGGACAACAGTAATTAACCATATTGGTTTATTTTTCATATTATATATGAAAAATAAAGGAGCGAAAATATGGGTGCAACAGAAACAAGTAATTATAGAAAAAGAAGAAAAGATAATTTGATTAAAGTATGTGGTAATCAGTGTAATATATGTGGTTATCATAAGATTAATTCAGCTTTAGAATTTCATCATATCAATGCTGAAGAAAAATTATATGGTATTTCTTCTAATGGAACTTGCCATGATTTGGAAAAAGATTTAGTAGAAGTAAAAAAATGTATTTTGGTTTGTGCGAATTGCCATAGGGAAATTCACGATAAACTTTTTTCT